TCATGCTTCACCTTTCTTGTATTTGATAAAAAATCCAAAACCACCCATGTAACTGTTATGGGTAACGATAACATCTACAATCACATAACCCTGTTTAATCAAATCTTCTTGGTCTCTATTCAGACTATTTTGATAACTCTGCTTCAAAAAAAACATTTTCTTACTCCTTTTGGTGGATTTGGCAGTTTTCGCCAATTTGTTACACTGTCAAGATAGACATCACGACAAACATCAAGAATATACTTGCCATTTTGAACAGTTAGATTGTCAGCTTTGGAAAAGCATTTATATTCATCAGAATATACGCCATAAACAACCGTACCATCTTTTAAGATAATATGACAAATTTCTTCATCATTTGGCAATCCATCTTTAACACTAACCCATTTATCGGTAGTACGAATGGACTGTTGAATAACTGCCCCACCCAAAAAGACATTGCCATCACCGACATGATTACAACCAAAAATATGAGTATTTGGCTGTTGATTTGATTGTGATTTATTTTTCTTTTTAAAAAAATTAAACATCTTTCACTCCTTAGGTGGTTGTGGTAGTGGTTGCCAATGGGTTATAAAATCATGATAAAAGTTGAATTTGTTTATCGCTTGACAAAATTCTACAATATCAATTTTTTTAAAATATGAGCCATCGTGAAATTCACGGTCATAGCAAACTAAGTAAAACCCATTTTCACTCGGCAACCGCTCATCTACGCTTATCCAATTACTCATCATCTTCCCCTAGATTTCTACCAACAATAATATTAACGCCAACTCCACTTTCTCTTGAAATATATCTAAATACTAATTTCATCACCTCTGTTAATTCATCATGTGTATCTTTCTCAAGTTCTAACCAAGCTTGTTCAAACTCTGCAATGGCTTTTTTAATAATTTCAATATTCATACCTTTTCCTTAATTTGTCGCTCAAAATAAGCGATTTTTGATTAGCCAATGATTAACAAATTGCTTTGCTAATCATTTCTGTTTTCATTGGTTTTCCCTTTAAAATCAAAACGGAATATCTTGGTCCATCACGCCTGCCTGTGGTACGCTCGCCTGTTGATTAAAACCTTGGTGTGGGGCAGGCGTGCGTTGGTAGGTAGTCGCTTGACTGTTAAAAAACTTATTTGGCATATCGTCCGTCATGTCGTTGTTGTAGCCTTGATTTCTGCTTAATTCGTTATCCACTTTTAACTCGCTATCAACCGATTTTTTAAGCATGGTTTGTGTTAGATGCTCAATATCGTTTGGCGGTTGTTGGGCGTTCATTTCACGGTATGATTGGCGGTTTTCATTAAATGCAACATACAATTCTATTTTTTTGCGTTTTTCACCGTTATAGACTTCAAATTCATCAATAAACAAGCCGACAAATTTTTTACCAATCAATTCTTTAGCATTGATACAGTTAACTTGTATCATCGCTTTGCTATTTTGATCGTATTTTTCAACACTCATTTGCGTTGGTGTTAATACTGTTACGCCACATACGCCCATTAAGGCTTGTAATTGGCGGTGTCCAACTTCATTGACTGAGCCGTCCGCTCTTTGGTAATAATAGCTAAAATAGCCACGCTGTTTATCTTTATTTACCACATCAAAGCTCATGCCTTGTGAGCCTGTTTGTGATTTGACAAATTCGGCTCTGATGATTTTAACTAGCTGTTCGCTGTTGCCTGCGAAAAAGTTGCCATTGGCCCCTGCTTTTAGGGCTTCGGATTGGTTGAAGTGGATTGGTTGAAAGTTCATGCTGTTTCTCCGTTAGTTAAGGGGTTTTTGGGGATTTGGTAGTAGTCGCAAATGGCGTTATCTACCAGTTGTAAATCGTTTGGGATTAGGTCATCGTCAAACATTTCAAACGGTGTTTTTACGGTGGTGTTACCGTCATTTCTTGTTAAAAATTGATTTTGATTGTTTTCAATTTTTGTCTGTAAAACGATAGTAACTAAGCCTTCAGGCGTGATTTTTTCATCAATGAATTTACCCAACGTTTTCATTTTTGTCTTGCCTTCTGTTTCTTGGATATGAGACAAAATGTAGACTCGCTGATACGGCTTCATACCATTGACTGCGGTTAATACAATATCCAAAAATCCTGTATTAATCTCATTAAATTTTTCAAAGCCTTTGGTGGTTGAGTAGCTATAATTGAGCGACATAAAATACTGAAAGTCATCTATCACGATGATAGGGCGTTGTGATTTTTTTAAAATACCAACGATATCCCTTGCGTGATTATTTATGAAAGTTGTAGGTACTTCTGTTTGGCGAAAAGACGGTGGTTTATCAATAGTTTTGATAAGCGTTGTAAGTTTTGGGTCTAAATTTTTTGTACTAAATGTTTTGCCACTACCGCTTTCACCTAGCACCATGGTTACGATTGCCATAATGTTTTCCTTATTTGCACCAAAGAAAGGTTGTAAGGCGGTGGGCGGTTGGTGCGATTACCGCCCTTTCGGTTAATTACGCCTAGCCTTACAAAATGTTAATGCGTTGAAAATCTTTAAGTATTGCTAAAGATTAATGCGATGATTAGGGCAAAAATCACCCAGTTTTTAAAACAGTTTTTGTTTTCTAAAAATTCTATCAATGCGTGGTCGCTTTCGCATGGGGTCAGGCGTTTGCCTTTGGTTAGATATTTGACAAATTCTTGTTGTTCCATGGTTTTTCCTTTTTTTTGGGCGTAAAAAGCCGTTGTTTGTTAAAAGGCTAACAAACAGGTTGGTTTTATGGGGTTAAAGGGTTAAACGATTTTTTGTGGGCATTTCAACAAGTTATCGTGATAGTAGGCTGTTTGTAACTCGCTGACTATCGGGTGAGCTTTGTCGTTTTTGATTTGCGATGGCAATAGTTTTAGTAAATCTCGGCAGTTGTCCTGAATGTCATAATTGATTAGTGCCAGATGTACGCTGACTTTTTCTGCTTTGGCAAAATTTGCCGTGTATAAAAATGGTAGGTATTCATTTTTAACGTGGTTGATGAGAATGGCTGTTTTGGCGAATTGTTTGGCAAGTCGTTCTATCGTTTTTTGCGGTAGTTCTTGGGTTTTTGGTGTTTGTTGTTTTGTTAAGATGATTTCATAGACAAATGCGGTTGCGTCTGCTAGTTGGTGCATGGGTATGCTTTGGATATCGTCCACACCAAACTGGTTGCCGACCATTTTGTAGATGTCTGAACGCAATGTGTTGCCAACTGCGAGTTTATCACAGGCGGTTACTAAGGCTTGGCGTTGGTGGGCGTTGGTTTTTTGGATTGTTGGTTGTCCGACTTCTTTATCCAAGATATCTAACACCCATTGGCGGAATTGTTTTGCTACCGCCGTGCGTGCAAACATGGCGATAAGGTGGCAACCTTTTAATGAAAAAATGCGTGTTTTTTGTAATCCGCCATTTGTTTTTACTTCAGCAATCGTAGTCATTGATGAAGTAAATTCATCTGCATTGCGTTCATAAATTTTGGTAACTGATTGCGTGTCAGCATAATCTAGGGCTTTTGCTAATTCACTAGAAGTTAGCCAAATTTGATTATCTACTTTGATAGGAGTTAAGGTGATGTTCTGGAAAGTTAAAGTACGCATTTTGTTTTACCTTTTTGATAGGGTTAAATTTTCCTAATTTAAATTTAAAAGGGTGGGTCAAATTGACTTATCCTTAAATTAGGAGACCAACGGCTCAAAACCATAAAACAAAAAATGGCGGACTTATTCCCTTGCGGTATTGTATTCGTCGCACCGTCGGTCATAACTTTTCTAAAAAGGCATGCAAATCTATGCCAAAGTGTTTCGGATTAACTTTAGGGCATAAAAATATCACGATGACGGTGTGATGACCGTTTGTTTTATAGGCTTTTGAGACCTTGGGACATATCATAGCAATAAAAAATATGGAAGTCAAGCGTTTTTATGGTGCAAAATTAAAAGATGAAATCCAACGATAACCTTGCAACAAAAAACCAACTAAAATAATAACAACGATTGTACCAATCACGCTGACAACGGCTTCAAAGGCGAGTTGTTGCCAACTTTTGCTTTTGGCAACTTCATATTCTAGGCTTTGCAACTGCGTTTGAATAGGCTGTAAAGTTTGTTTTAGTTGTTCTTGAATTTTTTGATTGGTATTCTCGTTAAGTTGTTCAATAGCATTCTCTAGCGAAAATGATAAAAAATCGCCAACTATTTTATTGGCTTTTAGTTGATAGTGTTCAATACTAGATGGCAGTAGCGAAAGTTGATGAAATTGTGCTAACTGTTCAGGAGTAGGCTCATTACCATTGTTTTGTTGTCTAATTTTTTCTAACCATTCTACTTTGTGTTGTTTGTATAAGCTATAAGCGATAGCCCCTGCTAAATCATTTTCATCTGTTACCAAAATTTGGTAAATCTCGTTATAATGTTTATCCATGTTTATTCACCGATTTTACTGCTTTTGCGTAGGCTTGATTGATTTCTTCACGAGTAGGACGAAAATTTTCAATGGTACGGCGTTGTTCTGGTGTTAGTTGGACATTGGGGCGTTTGCCATTAATAAAGTCTTGTTGTAATTGACGAACGTTTTCAATAGAGAAAGTTAGCATGATTAACTCCTGTCATAGGCTGTATAAATGGCTGTGCGATGATTTATTATAGCATAATGTATTGGAATAATGCTAAAACAACCTAAAAACCAACAACGATTTATGGACGGACACCCATAAACCGTTGTCTATTCGTATCGTGAACTATGCGGTATCTGCCTAAAGTAAGAGTTTAAGGAGTCTTTATCAGATACTGTGGCGGTTATTGAGCCTAGCACACTCACCACTTGTGCTATCCCCTGAAAGAACCACTTATTAAAATAAAAGGGAATGCTGACAATATTCAAACAGCATGGCAAGACTTTACAAAATTACAATCTTTTAATTTAATTTGCTGGGATAAATCCCAGCCTAAAAATTAAAATCTTTTTATAAAAACTATTAAAAAATCTTTATAAAAAGATTGACTGGTTACGCCAGTCAGTCGGATTTTTATCCTAGCCCCATACGGCATTCGCTCTTGCACTTGTCTGTGCCTTTACTACTTGTGGTATGGCAATAGGGTATTATCCGATTTATCCCCTACAATCTGCACTCCGTTTAGGTCTATCCATAACGGCTCGGAAGATACATCTAATTGCGGTTCTCTGCACCGCTTTACAGGTAAGCTACTAACTCACATTGTATCTGCTGTTATTTAATTCAAACAAACTCATCGTTTTGTTTTATGGGATATATTAAAGGTATTCCTTTTTCATGTCAAGAGAAACATTTTATTTTTATTAAAAAATGTTTTCGTATAAAAATATTGACACTTAAGACCTTTATAAATATAATAATACCTATAGCAGGGTGGAGCAGTCTGGTAGCTCATTGGGTTCATAACCCAAAGGTCATTGGTTCAAATCCAATCCCTGCTTCCAGTTTTGTCAAAATGGCGATGAATAATATGCTCCTTGTTTGTTTGTAAAAACATTTTGACAAAAACGCCCTAAATACCCATTTCCCCTATAGTTACACCTAGGACTATTAGGGGCTTTTTTTTGGAACATCTTTTTATCCACGCCCAAAAATCATCAATAATACCCCAAATCCCAACCTGAGATGATAATGATGAATGCTTATATAATTGATGTTTTTTTAGCTTTTTGGGCTTTTTTTAGCTTGTCTTTATTAATTTTTCAAAATGCTAGCTTAATCGCAAGGCTTAATGAGCGAGTGGACAATCATTCTTTTGTGCATTATTTTAACCAAAATGTAAAACTTAGCTTGTATATTAGTTTTTTACCCATGTTTATCTTTGCTTTTTTGGTTTGGCGATTTGCTGAACTGTTGATTTTTGCAAAAATGTGGGGGGCTGGAGCGGTTGGGTTGATTGTGATTATGGGGTTGGCAGGCGTGGCTATGATTTGGTTGTCGGTTTTGATACAGCTTATTTTACGCATGGCGAAAGTGCCAACCAATCCTAAGCTATCAGCGAATATGGGTGGATATCATGATTACAACGGATAAGATTGTTGCGATGATTCATCATTGGTTGGCGACACCTGCCAATGGCTATTTTGCTCAAAGTTATGGCAATGACATCAAAAAACATTTGCTTGTTAATTTGTCAGCTTTTACTGCGGATGAATTTATCCGAAAAATGAAACAAGATATTCCTGTTTTACAGCAATTAAATAGCGACCAATTAAGCATTGTTAGTCAGACGGTTGATTTTGAAAGTGTCAAGGTGTTTATCAAATTGGGTCATATCTTAATTGATGTGGGATTATCAAAAAATAGCAATCTAGGAGATACAGCATATTATGACCCTACAGCGAACTAATCTTAACACCACAATTGAAAATGCGTTAAATGACTATCCAGAGATTGCAGAGCGTTGGCAGGTGGGCGACCCTACGGTTACGGCATTGATGACTGCCATGCGTGAGCTAGTAATTGCGTTAAGCCGTGATAATGAAGTTAATATTATTGAGCCTTTTATAAAATCTAACAATCGCACGATTATGGCGGACGCTATCAATAAGGGGATTTTGCCTGTTGCTACGCCTTGTCAATATCGCTTAGTCATTGAAAATACGGGCGAAAATACCGTTACACTTAATCAAGGGCGGGTTGTGGAAGACGGTACAGGCAGGCAATGGCGATTGTTGTCAGCGATAACGGTTGGTGCAGGAGGGAGCCAAACGGTAGAATGTGAACAGAGCATTATCTACGAACAAAATTTAACCATTGCAGTGAGTGAGCCATTTTATCAGCTGAATATTAGCACAAATAGTGATGAATATATTGCAGGGATTGATGTTGTCAATTTAACGCAAAAATCTAAATTTCATTATAAACCAAAATTTATGAATGCCAAAGCAGGGGATAAGGTTTATACGCTGTTTAGTGATGATTTCGCAGATATTGTGATTATGTTTGGTGATAGTAGTCGTATCGGTCAGACGGTACAGGCAGGTGATGAGTACCGCCTGTATATCACAAAAACCTATGGTTTTGTCGATAATAGCACGTTAAAACAGGCATCTCTCAATGACTTGCTAAGTAATGACGAACGCTATCTTAATCTGTATTTTAGCCCTGATGGCTTGATACGATCAGGGGCAAATCCTTTGACGGTGTCGCAAATGCGATTGTTAGCCAGTTTTCCGTCCACGTATGACCATAATGCGGTGTTTATGGGCAATTTTGATATGTTGGTTCGTTGGCATTTTATGAGCCGTTTTCGCTACATGGCAATCTGGAATGAGACCGTACACGAAAAGTTTTATGGGGCAAATCTTGATAATATCAATCATTTGAATTTAACCGTGGTTGCCAATGAGCCTGCTGAACAAAATTTGTTGATTAATGATATTCAAAAATTGGTGGCAAGGGCGGATAGTTTGTTTGAGGGGCGTGTTAGAGTAAAAGCGGTTGTTGAGCGTCCTTACCAGATTATTATTAATGGTAGTTTGGCAGGTGTGCATGATATTGATAGCGTAAAATCTCAGATTGCAGAATTATTGTTGGCGGCTTTTGGGCGTGGGAGCATTTCTGCAAGCCACCCCAATTATGACGGATTTAACCGACAAGAAATTGCAACGCTTATACGTGAGAAAATCCCTGCGTTTCAGGATAGAATTAGCGATTTTAGCGTACTTGGTGAAGATACGCATACCACGCCGATTAAACCGCATGAATGGGTGTATTTAACAAGAGAGAGCATCAAAATCACATTACAGAGAACCGCTGATACTGGCAGTGCGATGTGGACGTTGTAAGTTAATTTAATTTTTTTTATTTACGGTACTTTGTATATTGTGTTACAATTTGGTAATATTTTAACAAACAAGGTGTGTTTTATGAAATTGCCAATAATAGCTCTAGTCTTTGCTATTTTGCTAACTGGTTGCGATAAATTACCAATCAACAGAGGCGAAACAGCCCAAAATGATGTCGCTAAAAGCATAGAGCAAGAAAATGTAGAAAACCAAGACACTGATATAGAAACACTGGAAGCTAAATTTAAAGAAGAACAAGAAAAATTTAGCCAGGAATTTGGTGAGATAGAGCCAGTTTCTTACAATCCTTGTGTAGATAGTGAATTGGTTAATGGCATTAAACAGGGGATTAAAGATGAGGCAGTAGAGTTGATAAGCTCAAGAATTAAAGTAGAAACCGCTCAACATTTAAGTGAGAATATTTATGGTTCGGATATTACTCTAGGCAACATCTATGATTCTAATGGTGTGTGTGTTGCAACAGCAACCGTGTCATATATTGGCAACAATAAAACCAAAGACAACATGATGCCTGAAATTGTACAATTAATCAATGAAGATATTCAATCAACAGGTGGGTTGTATGATTTATTTAGTGGATCAATGTCTAAGAAAACCTTGGAAAAATTGGGTGTTAATCAGTTTAATATAGACGACTTAAATTCTTTCAAAGGAAATTCTTTTAGTGGGGCAATTCAGTATAGAACCAAAGAGTTTTTGAATGAGAGTGGCGAACAACAAATAGGCTGGCAGGCTCAATGGGATGTTGTGCCGAATATGCTTGCGGTTACTGCGATGTATGATTTAATGTTGCAAAACATTGAAAAAAGCAATGAAAAAATGCAAAAAGAAAAGGTTGAACGAGAGAAACGACAGCTAGAAGTTAGGGAAAAAATATTAAGAAGTTCAGTTAGTAGACACATTGATAGGTATTGGACACCACCAGCAGATTTTAAAGATAGTGTAAAAGTTGATATTACATTTACGCCAGACGGTGAAATTATTAAGCATAAAATACATTCCAATGATGAAGCTGTCATTCAATCTTTACAAGAAGCATTAAGTAAAAGAATACGAATCAATAATGTAACACCAAAACTTACAGAAAATCAAAAAATTACGCTACATTTACAGGGTTCGTAACAGATTGGAACAAACGCTACCCTACCCCTGCCAATTTGCCATAATTAAGATTATTTAGGATAATATTATGGCAATCGGTAAAACACTCACTGCTGAACAACTTACATCACCTATCACGCACAGTCATCTGTATGATGAACTGGAGCGTAGTATGTCGCTTGTATTAGCAGAAATGATTAAAAATCATTTACTTAAAGAAATGAACGATATGTACCATTACGCTACCCCATTTCTGGGTGGAAAAACGGTAGTAGAACGCTTTAGCAAATTACACGGATTGGCGATTTTAAGGCGTGATGACGGTGGTTTGAGTGACAAAATCATGGCGATTATTTTGTCGCAATGGCAAGCGTTGGCAAGTGAACGTGGGTTGGCATTTTTGCAGTTTGTGCTAGATGTGCTTTATCCAAAGCAAAATCAGATTGTGCAACTTTGGCATGATAAAAAAAGAGCCAATGATTATCCGAATTTTTTGTATGAAACTGCCAGTAATCAACGATTTTTAACCAGTCGTATTCGTATTAAATTAAATAGTGATATTAATTTAAATGAATTATCAGAACTCGCTCCAACGTTAAGACGGCTTGTCCCTGCTCATATTGTGCCAGAGATAGCGGTGTATGTTGGGATTGATAACTCAGCAATCGGTATGGCTATGGCGTGTGATAAATATCATGTGGCTGATTTTAGTTGAAGTAAAAAATATTCAGGCTAAACTAGAACGGAACAGCCCCAAAACTATCCTCCCCCCATGTAATAATAAATCCTATCACTAGCAAGATAGGATTTATTGTATGAAGGGTAGTTCACCAACATTAGCCCACTTTAAACGTGAATATGAAACCGCAAAAACACTTGGCACGCCAGCCTTGGCGTGTAATGCGATTTTAATTCCGACAGGCCATGAGCATTTACGCCTACTTATCCAAAACTTTCAACGCCCTATGGTAACCAATAACGATTCAGCTGATATTGACTATGCAGGTGGCTTGGCTGCTCACCGTCCCGGTGTGCCAAAAACCAGTTTTGAAAGCTCAATCACTTGTATTGAAACAGAAAAAGGGGCAATTTCTCAATTTGCTCAAGCTGTGATGAATATGGGTGGTAGTTTAGATAGTTGTCGCATTGTGTTTAATGTATCAGACGGTCAGACCAATACACCGCCGATTGTTTACACGATTTACGATGTGGATTTTACCTTTTCTGATGGCGGCGGTGAGATTGACGCATCTAGCCGTAGTCAGATTTTAACCGTATCTGGCAATATGCGGTATATGTACTTTGGCGAAAATGCGAATATGGGTTCTACGGGGTCAAACGCATTTGACAAAATCAACAGTAAACTAAATGGTGGCAGTACTAATATTGCCTCAACCATTAGTAATATCATTGGTGGATTGGGTGGTAACTCAGGATTCGGAGGATTAGGTGGCTAATGGATTTTGATAAAATCAAACGTGAGAAATACCTTACCCAATACCCAACTGTCAAGGGCAAGCTATCGGAATTTTGTGATAGCTTGTATGACGAGCTTTTAACCAGTGGTTACTCGTTGTTACTTGATGACGTGCAAAATATCGTATTGCAAGAAGTACGATTTTTGGCTGGTTGGTGCAGGCTTGACTGCCAACACAGTGATGATGAACCACCGATAGGTGGATTTAGTTCATTTACGATTGATTTAGACACCGTGTTGTTGGCTGACGAATGGGTAATCATTGAACAAGCGGTACGCTCTCATTGTGATTTGGTCCAGGCAAGGCGTATGGAAGGTTCACAAGCGTTGGGGGTAACGCCTTTTGGTATATCATCATCAGAAGCTTTGCAAAACCATATACAAGCACGAGAAACGATGAAACGTGAAGCATTTCACCATGCCCCTTTTAGTGTGGAATATGATGATTGATTTATACCATAATGACTGTTTGTCGGTTTTGCCGTCTATTCCAGAAAACTCAATAGATTTGGTTTTAACAGATTGTCCGTATAAAATCGTCAGTGGTGGCTGTCGCAAACATATGAAAGGTAATGAAGTTGGTGGAATTTTTGCCAGCCGTAAAACAGAAAAGAGAGATGACTGGAATGAGTACGCTAGTAGTGGAAAGCTATTCAAGCATAATGATATCCAATTTCAGGATTGGATTGGCGAAATTTACCGAGTGCTAAAACATAAATCACATTGTTACATCATGGTAAATAGCCGTAATTTGGCTGAATTGCAAAAACAAGCTGAAAAAGTCGGTTTTACATTCCAAAATCTGTTGATTTGGCATAAAGGCAACGTAACGCCAAATCGTTATTATATGCAAGGATTTGAATGTATTTTAATGTTGCGTAAAGGTGGAGCGAAAACCATTAATCATACTGGCACAAGCAATATTTTAGCCATTCCTAATATTATTGGTAACAAGCAACACCCCACCGAAAAACCTGTAGAACTTATGCAAATCTTGGTGGAAAACTCAACTCAAGTTGGAGAAGTTGTTTTAGACCCATTTATGGGTTGCGGTTCAACTGGGGTTGCTTGCCTAAATAGTGGGCGTGGTTTTATTGGTATTGAAATTGATAAACAATATTTTGATATTGCAGAAAAAAGGTGCTTATCATGATAATTTACACCGAAAATAACCAAGAAATTGGTTCAGATTTGTTGTCGGCGATTTTACGCCATGACCTTGTACCAATTCCTGTAAGCCTTGAAATAACGTGTCGTGCGACAGATGAACTGGTGCAATTACTCGCCGTTGGTAAGGTTTTGACATTGGCGAACGGCATTCATTTAATCATTATCAAATCGCAACATTTTGCCAATCATATTATCAAAGATGGCAAACGCACAGGCTCTATTGCGGTGATTGCGATATTAAAAGGCTGTGAAACTCTGGTGAATGTGGCGAATAAGGCGGTTATTCACGAAAATGTTAGTTTTGGTGAAATCTACCGTAGTTTGGGGGCTAAACTTAAAATAAATGGTGATATCAAGGTGAATAGCTTTACTTGTCTTAACGGTCAGTTGCCAACGGCTCGGATAGCCTTATCACTACAAAAAGAAGGGGCTGTTGTCTGTTATGACCTAAAAAGCCAAAGTATTCACATCAAACGCTTACAAGACTTGTTTCAAGGCAATGCGGTGCTGTATGACCCTAGCAATGTGCAATGGCTCAATAGTACGCAAAGTGATACTTTGTACAATACCAATTATTTATCGTTGGATAATGCGTCATCTGTTGTCGGTCAGGTGAATACTGGTAAGAATATTGACTATATCCCACGCACGGATAACCGAGAATTGCAAAATTTAAGGCGAATTTTGATTACTAAAGGCATTATTATCCGTGCGATTGATGAAAGATTGTCAGCAGGTAATCTATTGTCTATTAATGAACAAAATTATGTGGTATTAACCCATGCCATACGTTTTGATACAGGTAGCATGGGCGGTGGTGCAGTCATGGCGAGTAAAGCGTGGATTGCTCAATTAAATAATTAACGCCCACCGTTTAACATGGTTTCAAGAAACACGATAATTAAAGCGATATAATGTGAAATATAGCGATAAAATACAAACACCAATGGCAAGAATAAGATATATGAAAAAATGACGTAACCCTTGTCATGAATTGATGTGCATAATAAAAAAGGAATCAAAAACGTTACGCCATTTTTTACATAGAAATATAACGCCCTGCGTTTAGGTGAGCTTAACAAATATTGTCGCTGAGATGGTTTTTTTGCCATATTTTATCCCAAAAATAAAAATTTTTGGCTATTATAAAACATTTGATTTGGAAAACAAACGATGAAACCTTATTTTTATCCTGCCAAACTTATAGAATATAACCAAAATGAACGCACTGCACAGGTCCATATTCAAGGATTAACAGACGGCTCTCCAAAGGGATTGACCGCTTTACTGGCTTATCCGATTGGTGATGATGATTTGGACACGGAACGAGAATTATTGAAAGGGGCTGATGTTTGGGTATTTTTTGAAAATGGGGATATGTCCGCCCCTGTAATTGCTTTTTATCGCAGTCATGGAAAGGGTATGGCGGTAAAAGATATCAGACGCATTCGTCAAGAAAATATTGAAGTGCTGGCAAGGTCAAGAATCACACTCAATGCCAAAGATTTGGTAGAAGTCAATGCCGAAAGAGTGGTTATTAACGCTGAAATGGAGTTTAACGGTAATATTACCCACAATGGCGATACTACCCAAAATGGCAATCAAACCACGTCAGGCGTGGTTACAGGTCAGTCTGATGTGGTCGGTGGTGGTAAATCGTTAAACTCACATACTCACGGCGTGTTGTCTAAAGATTATGGCGGTACTAGCCCGCCCAATTAAAAAAAACTGGTTAAAAAACCAGTTTTTTTTTGTGGCAGTGGGGTTTTTCAGGCAATTTTTTGTGGGCATTTCAACAAGTTATCGTGATAGTAGGCTGTTTGTAACTCGCTGACTATCGGGTGAGCGTTGTCGTTTTTGATTTCTGACGGCAATAGTTTGAATAGGTCTTGACAGTTGTCCTGAATGTCATAATTGATTAGTGCCAGATGTACGCTGACTTTTTCTGCTTTGGCAAAATTTGCCGTGTATAAAAATGGTAGGTATTCATTTTTAACGTGGTTGATGAGAATGGCGGTTTTGGCAAATTGACTGGCAAGTCGTTCTATCGTTTTCTGCGGTAGTTCTAGGTTTTTTGGGGTTTGTTGTTTTGCTAAGATGATTTCATAGACAAATGCGGTTGCGTCTGCTAGTTGGTGCATGGGTATGCTTTGGATATCGTCCACACCAAACTGGTTGCCGACCATTTTGTAGATGTCTGAACGCAATGTGTTGCCAACTGCGAGTTTATCACAGGCGGTTACTAAGGCTTGGCGTTGGTGGGCGTTGGTTTTTTTGGGTAAACATGGGATTGCCCCTGTGTTTAGATTGTCAAATGCTCGGATAACTTCAAGGCTAAATTTAGCACTTATCCACATACCATAGCGGATTACCAGTTCACGACAGGCGTAAGTGCCACCTTGTTTGCCTTGTACGGTGTGGTAGGCAACCGTATTTTCTTTTTCCAATTCGGCAATGAGTTCTTTGGTTTCGTCATTACGCATAAAATTACTTGGCTTATGCTTATCTGCACCGCCAGATGATTTGTGTAAATCAGTCAAAGAGAAAAAGCCGTTATGTTGGCTAATTGAAGTGTTTGCAACAATAAGATTTGACATAGTGTATTACCTTTTTCAGTTGGTAGAAAGCCCAAAAGGGCGGATAGGAAGCTGAAAAACCGCTACACTAACGGCGTGTGGTATTGGGTATTTCCACACCTTCCTACCCATAAAAAAGGTAATCGTAAGGATTGGCAATTTTTGTGGGTACAAAAAAAAATCACAAATTTCGCTTGTGATTGGCGAGTGTAAGAAGTTTTTCAGGCTTCGTGTGATTATTCTATAAAAATCAAAATTTATTGTCAAGATATTTTTTGATTTTTTTTAAATGCTCAAATTTGAGCATTTAAGTTTTCTGAAAAATGCCTGTTAGGGTGCTAGGGGTGTTCGTAAGCCGAAGTAAGACGGCTGGGCTTATTCGTGCGATTGCTCGCCTTATCTCACCACCACCCCCAACAAAATTTATGTTGTTGGAATTCCAACATCTTAATTTTTCTAAATGTTGGATTTTCAACATTTTAAATCTTGAAAGGGTTTGCCATTCAATTTATGTTCTGCAAATTTGCAGAGCTTAAATTTTTTGCATTAAAAAACCACGATAACGCTGTGGGGAAACGCTTACTGTTCGGTTACGACACCTTAAATACATAATACAAAATATATGTAGGTTTGTCAATCATTTACCAATAAAAAAATCCGCTCATTTTTGAAGTATGGACGGACTTTTTAAGCGATGATTAATGCTTAGCCAAACTGATTACCAACGGCTAATTTGTCGCACGCTGTTACTAAGGCTTGGCGTTGCTGGGCGTTGGTTTTTTTTGGTTGTCCTTTGTTCCAGTAATTAAACAAGGCTTGGTAGCATTCTTTTTTGTAAGTGATGAGCTTGTCTTTGATTTCGGCTTTGACACGGTTTGTATCTACACCAAATAGCCAACCGTTTAAGTAGTGGATTGGTAGGCATAGCATTTCTTGTAAACCGCCTTTTGTAGGTGCGGTTATGATAACCGTACCTTGTGCAAGTACCTCATCACGATTGATGCGTTGGCGTTGAGCGTCCCAGTTAAGACCAATATTCTCACAAATAGGCTTCATTGCCACATAAGCAATATTGTCTTTTTGTAGGGTGATGAGGGTTTGGTTGTGAAAATTCACGGTTTGGATTTGATTTGTCATAAGACACCTAATGTTTAACATTTTCAGATTTAACCCTAAAAATAGGGCGTTGGGGGGCTGAAAAACCGAACATAGACGGCTGGGATTATTTCCACAAGGGTATTGTATTCTCCGCCCCCCCAACATAAAGGGGTATGCTAAAATGGGGAATTTAGGCAATAAAAAACCGCTAAGACTATCGGGAGCGATGAACCGCTATATTAAGGTTTTCAGACCTTAAATACATAATACCCCATTCCCCACTTCAAGTCAAATATTTTCTTGAATAGCTTGCAACTGCTCAATCAAGACTTGCTTTTCGGCTTGTTTTTGTTCAATCTGTTGGTCCAGTTGTTGCTCCAATTCAGCCAAGTCTGCCAACTGTTGCTTTTGACTCACTCTAGTGCTTTTGTTAGTGGTTTTTCGTGGGGCTTTTTGGCGTGCTAAACTTTTGTTAAATTTATCCTGCCCCAACAAAACCGCCTTACCAACTTCAGCAACCGACTTATTAAATGCTGGCTTGTATTCATTAGAAAAATCGCCTGTACTCACAAAGGCTTTACCATTAATATCAACCCGATAGATATCAGGTTTATCATCAATAATGCGGATATTTAGGGTAACGATTTGCAAATTTTCTAGCGTAATATCAACTGGTAAAACTGATATACCACTAGTACGTTTGATTTTGCCAAAAACGGTTGAAGCGATACGTTGTTTGGTAGTTTTGCTTAATTGCTTGCTAAAATCTTTGATGATTTCAGTTTTTTCGTTGATGTCAGATAATTTCATAAAAAAATCCTTATAAGGTTAAATATATAAGGATTTTAGGCGGTTTTGGTTGGCTGGCGTGGCTGTGTTCCACTATTTACCGAGTTTTCGGTAAAACTCCTTGTTTAAAACCAGTGCTTCTGTTTTAACCGTTTCTACACCAACTTCATGCTCAATCATTAACTCAAGTAAGGCTAATTGATTAATCAAAATCAAACTATGGCTTGGTAGATTGTCTTTATATTCTATCGCTGGGGCGGTGTAATCGCTCGTTGTGATAAAAATGCCATGATGAAATTTTGGGTCAGGTGGAAAAGCACCAACAAAATTGCGTAATTCACGGTTAGAAATCTTGTTTTGATTTTGGTACAGTTTGGCTTGGATATAGTAGGTATGAAGTTCACCATTTGGGAACGTTTGTTTGACAATACCGTCAATACCGCCGTCATTGGTCTTACCCACATGATTACTGACAACTTGACTGTCAGGAGCTTCATTTTTCAAAGATTGTTGCACCACTTCCAAACATAAATGTTCAAATTGTGTTGGTGTTAATTTCATCAATTTTTTGAGAATTGTTGCGTGTGTGGCTTTTTCATAGTCGTTTAGCAAGGTAGCATTGGCGTAGTTGTTCATAAAAACAGACGTTCTACGCATGGTTTCCTTAATCAAAAAGTTGAGTAACGGGTCGCCATTTTCACCATAGCAAACCTTTTGTAAAATTTTTAACTCTTGAAAAGAAACTTTTTCAAATCTATTGAGATTTGCAATATATTCTTTATCATCACTAACCATAGTTTTAATAACGATATTAAAATTATCATTTGCTAACCAAAAAAATATTTTTCCGAATGGGTCAAGTTTAATTAAGTTGTCAGAAGTAACTGTTTGATTAAATGCAACAAAATCTAAAAAATTATCGCTTATAGGGTTGATTAGCAATGGAAAAACATTGTCTTTTACTAATCCCATTGCTGTCATACACAAATTACAAATATCAAGCAATCTAAACAAACAGTTAAAATCATCTTTTGTAACGCCGTTTAATGTTGCTTTATATGTTAGATTGACTTGTTTTTCAGTTAATTTTAAAGCAGTAGTCATTTCTTCAATGTACTTCTTTTCGGTAATGCCGTTTTTGCGGTTGCTAGATGTTTTAACCACTTGGATAGCAGTATTTAATATATCTCCAAAAACAGGAAAGGTTATATTAGTCATCTTTTTGCTCCGCATCAACTTTTGTATCATCTACCACAAGGGTTTTTGTGATATCCCAGTCAGGCACAATTCTAGCCGTCAACATCGCATTATCTATAGTGTGACGCTTGATTGCAATAACAACACCACAAATCAGGGAGCCGACAGGCATAGACTCAGGCTCAAATTCATTGTGTTGTAGCATGGGTTTACCACTTATCCCCATTAATAATCTTCCCACCATTCCCCGTTGGGTTGGCTTGCCAAAATCCAAACACACCAACACCAAATCATTATCCCTAGGTCGAATACACGGCTCAATAATCAATATATCATTCTGCAATAATGCACTCGGGGTTATACCTTGTATATCATAGGGTAGTTTTACGCCAAAGGTATTGCCTGTATGGGGGATAAAAGCCAATATTTTTTGATTGCTATTTAAGATTAAATTAGCAAGTGCGTCTGGGTCAAGGGCGTATTTTACCCCCATATCAATATCCAAAAGGGGCATATCTTTATAATGATTAGCACTGATTGCATCAAGCTCGGCTTGGTCTTGCACTGATACATTTTGAGTTAGATTATTTTGAGTATTGCCGATACCACCAACAATATTACCATAGTTATCCCCATTATGTTGAAGATTAGCACCAGTATTGCTGAACGCTTCGCCCACGCCTGTAGATAACCACATAGGATTAACACCAAATAAATCAGCAAGCTCTACTATTTTAGAGGTGCTTTTGACAAGACCACGCTCTAGCTGACTATATGTACCCTGTGATATCTTTACCTTCTCAACAACATCCATTTGCGTTAAGCGAGCATTCTTCCTAGCCCATTTTAGACGGTCTTTCAACATTGTATAGCCCTCCGAAGAGATAAAAAATTTATTATTATTATAAAGGACAACCTTTCAATATACAATCTTTATTTTACCAAACCACTTAGCAAATAAAAAATCTATTATTTTTATTTAAATTCATTTATAACATTGACATAAAAAACGAATACATATAAAATTCAACCTTATTTGCAAAGGTATACCATTATGATAAAACAACCTAAAAACCCAAACATCGAAAAACTCATAGAGATGTTTGGTAAAAATCAACGAGAGTTAGGAGAAAAAATTGGTGTTACACAGGGAACAATTACAGGGTGGCTGAATAACAGACATGGCGTGAGCATCGTCAACGCTAAAAAAATTGAAAAAATCACCGAAGGCAAAATCAAAGCCGTTGATTTATGCCCTATCATCGAAGAAATAGATTTGTAATATCTACAGGAGTAAACCAATGACCACAAGCCTTAACACCCCCAAACTATCAACCCCCCAGTACCTAGACCAAATCACTATCGGTGATGAATGGTTGACAAAACACAAGCCAAATAGCGACAAACAAACAACTTTACCAAGCCCAAAGCCTTTAAGAAAGCCAAAGAAAGGGGTTTTAAAAAGCCCAAAAAAAGACTTTAAAAATTCTGCTAAGACTGCTTTTCGCGATGAAAAACGAGTTGAACTCATCAAAAAGGCAAAATCAAAATTGCTAAAACTGATGAAAGACGAATTTATTCGTAAGAAAGTCGTTGCTGGTGTGCTGGGTGTAAGCGTTACCACGTTGGACAACTGGACGAAACAATGCAATTTTCCGAAGTCTTATTATGTAAAAACTGTGGTACGCCCACAGGGGCATTATAAGAATTGTGAATTGTTGGAATTTTTAAACAAATATTAAAACCCTTAATAGGGCAAACTATTAAGGGTTCTATTTAACACTCATGGGAGTATCTAAAATGAATATCTCAATATTAAACCAAAAAATACCAACGATGTCAAGTCGTGAAATTGCAAAATTATGCGAAAAAGAGCATAGAAATGTGCTAGCAGACATTCGCAATGTATGTGAACAGCTACAAATAGATGTGCTAAGTTTTCAGCACATCTATATAGATAGCATGAATCGCCAACAAATTGAATATCTTTTGAGTAAAGATATGACCTTGACTTTGGTGAGTGGTTATAACGTCAGAATGCGTCATGCCATCATCACACGCTGGCAAGAACTGGAAAAACAACAGGTAAAACTTCCAAGTAACTATATTGAGGCTTTAGAAAGCTTGCTTGAAAGCGAAAAACAAAAACAAGCCTTGCAAATTGAACTGACAAACGCACAACCAAAAATCAATCACTACAATAAAGTTGTCGAACGCTCCAATTTAGTTAATGCCACCCAAATTGGAGCAAAGCTAGGCGGTATGAGTGCGATAGTGCTTAATCGTCATCTGGACGAATTAGGCGTCTATAACAAAAATGTAAAACGTGGCAGAGTATTCAATGCTTGGTTTGAACAAAAAGGCTACGGTGAAATGAAGCAAACTGAACTGGGATTTGACCAGCCACTTTTTACCCAGAAAGGTCAGGCATGGATTATCGAAAAACTGACAATGGAAGGAGTAGCGTGATGTCTAGCGAAAAAGATGTCAGTATTTGGCTACCAATCTACATTGGGGAGATGTTAAGTATGACAACCAGATTAACCACCGAACAAATCGGTGGACTTTATTTATTAATGTTGGATTATTGGAAAAATGGAGCAATCCCCAATGACAACAAAATCATTGGTGCGATTACTCGCTTGCCAGCCAGTAAAGTCAAGTTGCTAAAAGAAAGCATTTTTGCCACAGGTATTTTTGCTGAGGATGAAGCCAACAATATTATCTATAGCCCATACCTTGATGACAAAAAAAATGAAGCGACTGACAACAAAAAAATGAAATCAGAAAAAGCTAAAAAGGCAGCAGAAGCACGTTGGGGAAATAAAGACAATCAAAGTCCTAATCAAAATGACAATGAAAATTCTGCAATACCAACGCATGATGTAAGCAATGCTAACGCAATGCACAAGCATAACATAAGCAATGCTCAAAGTATGCTTGATGAATGCCCTTTATCGTTATCGTCATCTATTATTAATACTCACTCACAAGCGGGCGAAAACGAAAAATCGCAAAATCAGCAAAGTGAACAAATTCGTTTTGACAGAATGCAAGATATTCAAAATTGGCAAGCACCTAGCTTAGATGAAATGCAACAAACATTACGATTAGCAGGTTCTATAAAGGTACTCAATCAACAGGAATATGATTTAATCGTTAATGATTTTAGAAATCATCATGCTGAACAAGCCTTGATTGGCAAACCTTTGATTACCGAAAATTTACGCAAAGACAAATTGCGTAAATGGATTATGAACGAAAGAACTTTTAGCAACACAGGAAAAACTCATGCAAGCAATCAGCCAACTACTAAAAAACCCACAACCACAGAATACGCAAACCAACTTGGAGCAGGTGTCAGACAATACCTTGACCAACGAGCCGAGCGAACAATTGATACTGGCAATATCCGAGATGTTTTCTGATTGGAAATTGTGGTTTAAAAATAAATTAAACCCTGATGAATGGGGTGTTGAAACCGTCATACTTTGGGCGAGATATCTGACGATAAAAGGCATTACCAAACGACAGTTTGACATGGCAAAAACCTTGAGCATAGAGCTAGATTTTCCACCGAATAATGCCAAAGAGTTTTTGGACCTAGTAAAAAATGATGAGTTTAAACAATTTCCACACGCCAGAACCGCTTATTTGGATGCTTGCCATAACAAATACCCTCATGCAGTTGTGTATGAAACAGCAAATCGTGTGGGTTTTTATGAGTTAAAAACGCAAAGCGAACAGCAGACGTGGAAAATTTGGCTGGCGTGCTATGAACAGGTCTGTACTGAATATTTGGCAGGTAGTCGGTTTGAATTGCCAGTTAGTCAACAAGTTGAATATAAAAATGCGGTGGCGGATGATGATTTTGTGCAGGAGACTATGGCAAAAATTCAGCGGATTTTGGCAGGGTGGTGGTATGAAGCTAAAAAAATATGAATTGAGAATATTTTTTAGGGCCAGTACACAAGAATGGGTTGTTGAGTTTTCTGGTGATTATATTGGAAAGCGTGCAACAACGATGCACCAGACATCACGCTTTCCAAGCCGATTTAAATGGGTTGCTATTCTTAGGTTTTTGATAAGAGTTCCTATTTTGTTGGTTGGTGGCTGTATTTAATTTTAATGGGTAAAGATATGAATGATTTAATTGTGATTATTTATTTTATAGATTTTTTAGCACAGATAAAAACCATTGCAAGTGTGGTAATTGGGATTTTTTCATGTTTTTTATTGATTGGTTTTGCGATGCACTTGATTATTGGTAATGATTTGAGTGATTACATGAAAACCAAAGCACCTGTGATGTTCAATTTTGGGTCTGTTTTTCTGATAGTTTCTGTGGTTTTGTGGGTATTAATACCAAAACAAAATTCAATGTATGTGATGACTGGGCTTTATACAGCCCAAAAAGTAGTAGTATGGAGTGATTCAAAAATAGCAGAACAGGCGTTAAATACCTTAAATGCCAAACTTGCTGAGATTGAAGCTGAAAGCAAGCAAAAAATAAAAGAAATCTCTGAAAAATCAGATGATAAAGACCAAAAATAAGGCGGTTGTATGAGATTTTTAAGCCTATTTAGCGGTATTGAAGCCTGTTCGGTGGCTTGGAAAAAATTAGGTTGGCAATGTGTTGGATTTAGCGAAATTGAACCATTCCCCTGTGCATTATTAGACTATCATTACCCAGATATCCCTAATTTGGGAGATGTTACCAAAATCACAGAAGAGCAAATTAAAGCATTGGGACAAATTGATTTGGTGGTATTTGGCAGTCCATGTACCGATTTGAGTGTGGCTGGCAAGCGACAAGGTCTTAAGGGTCAAGCATCAGGATTATTTTATGACGCAATTAGAATTATTGAATGGGCAAGAAAGCACAATGGTTGCAGGTTTGCATTATGGGAAAATGTCCCAGGAGCATTTAGCTCCAACAAAGGAGCAGACTTTGCGGTGGTGGTTAGACTGCTATCTGGGGGCAGAGATATTGACACCCCCAAAAACGGTTGGGGCAACACGGGCTTTGCGTTGGGCAAAAATGGACTTACCGAATGGCGAGTGCTTGACGCTCAATACTTTGGACTCGCCCAAAGACGCAAGCGTGTGTTTGCTATCACAGATTTTGGAGATTGGACCAATAGACCGCCAATATTACTTGAGCGTGAGAGCTTGTCAGGGGTTACTACAAAGAGCAGAAAAACATCAACACAAAAAGATATCCCCTATGCTCAAAGATATTTTACAAAAGTGGATAGCTCAAAATTTGGATTAAGCGTCTATTGTTTTGAAACACGCTATGACAAAAACCCTATCCGTGAATGTCATGGCTTTGTTGCACCAACTTTAACGGCGGCTATGGGGACTGGTGGTGGTAACATTCCTTTTGCTGCAACGGCTTATGCCTTTTCCACTCGTGGCTTGGCGGTAAAAGAGCAAAAAGAACAATCACCCACATTGACCGCTTGCGACTATAAAGAACCTTTAAGTGTATTTACGATTGCAGGTAATGTAATTGGTCGTGATAACAAACATGGTGGCAATCATTTAGGGTTGTCAGATAACCAAACGTCTTACACGCTCACAACATCAGACCGTCATGCGGTGGCTTATCCAGTAATGGTTAGGCGTTTAACGCCTGTTGAATGTGAGCGTTTAATGGGATTTCCCGATAATTATACACAAATTCCCTATCGTGGTAAATCAGCTGAAGAATGCCCCAACAGTCCACGATATAAAGCATTAGGTAATAGCATGGCAACCAATGTTATGTTATGGATTGGTAAACAGATAGATAAGGTAGTTAGATAAAATGTATATAAGTGAATTAGCATTTATTTTTATGATGGTGGTATTTCTTTTAGTGACTGTTAAATTACTAGATACAATACGACAAATTTCTCAAGATAAAAAAGCTGAGATAAATGACAAAGATAATTCTAATGATGTTAATAATGGTATGAATGAAAAACGCTATTGCAAAGAATGCAAAGATGTTTTGCAGTTTTTTGATAAAGATATTTGCCAAATTTGCAATTTTCAGCAGAAATTAGAGGAAAAAGCATGACACGTTGGCGATTAAAAATACCCAAAGAAGTAAAACAAGCGTTTGGCACCCCTGAAGAAGATGATATTCAAAAAGATATCATCACATGGGCAAAAAATGTTAAATATGGCGAAAAAACCTTAGCAGACTATCTGCACCATTCCCCTAATGGTGGTCTAAGGACAAAAACAGAAGGGGGTAATTTTAAAAAGATGGGAACAAAAGCAGGTTATCCTGACTTAATCCTAGATATCGCAAGACAAGGCTATCACGGGTTGCGGATTGAATTAAAGCGACTAAAGCCTAAAGGCAAAGTAAGTCCAAAACAAAAGCAACGCATTGCGATGTTGAATGAAGAAAACTACAAGGCGGTTGTTTGTTATGGCTATGAAGAAGCGTTGAATGTGCTAAAAGACTATATGTCTATCAAAAAAAATGAACGGTATCAATGGGAGTGTGATTTATGAGCGATGCGTGGTTTGTATTGTTTGTTATTTTATTAACATTTATTTGGACTTTTGTGTTAACAGTCTGGGTGATTGGTGATATTGATAAAAGTTACGCTAGACGTGGTTTTATGGTAATTGATAAGAAAGTTTATAAATTGATTTTGGTGGAGATTAACGATGAAAAAATTAAGAAAGACGGTTAAACGCCAACAACAACAGCGAAAGATTTATTTTTTTGATAGGAAAATTGAAAAATGATTTGTATTACATTTAACAATAGATTAACGCTATTTTCTAAAAAGCAGATGCACTTTATGGGGGATAGAAATCTATCAGATGACCTTAAAGGCGATTTGTTTGTCATAGAAATATTTTTTCTAAAAATTATGTGGTTTAGTGAGAGCAAAGTAGGCAATTTGTTACGATGTTTGTTAAACGTCAATTCTAATCTTGAATGGCATAAAACTGTTAGACTTGTCAAATTAGACGGTACTGCTTATTTTGCATTGGCTGGCGAGTGTGCTAGTGTGGAGCGTAAGCATGATTTACATTGATGATATGGGTAATACAGCCAGAATATCACATAACGATTTTCAAAAAAATTTAGTTTTTTTGAAATGAATAATAATCCGAAAATTCACATTTTACCTTATGCTGAGTTTGTGGAAAGATTTAAATATTTAGCATTGGAAAAACGATGTATAACTTAATAACTATATTAGCATGGCTTATCTATTATGGTGGTGTGATATGGATAACTCACAAACTTTAGATGAACAAGTAGAAGGGCATTAAATTTTATCCGTGCAAAGGCTGACGAATTAGCCAAAGCAAAAGCTGACAGGGTTTATTTGGAAGAATTTCGCAAATCTAAAAAAGCCATGCTGATTCAAGAAGCAAGCGACAAACTAAAAACCGCTCAGGAGCGAGAAAGCTATGCGTATGCACACCCAGAGTATTTACAATTATTGGAGGCGTTGAAAGAAGCGGTTGCGAAAGAAACAAGATTGCAATTTTTGATTAAAGCAAGTGAATTAAAATTTGAACAATGGCGAACTATTCAAGCCAATCGGCGAACCGAATATCATCGCTATGGGAATACATAAGGGGAAAATATGATAAGAGCTAAACGATATTTTACCGATACACAACGTACTCAACGCAAAAAACTATTAGGGGCTAATCTTAAAGTGGCACGAGTTGGTGCTGGCTATACACAAGCTGAAGTTATGGAGCGAGTATGGGGCATTACGAATAATCGCAACCGTATTAGTGAACTTGAAAACGGTCATGTTGATGTTAATATTGAATTGCTCATAATTCTAGCAGATATGTATGGTTGTACGGTGGATTATTTATTGGGGCGGTCTTGTGAACCTATTAATGACATCTATGCCAATCATCTAAACCATATCCTGCTAAATTGTCGTAAATATTTTGAACCTATGATTGAGCAAATGGTAGGGTCTGTTACCGATTTTATGCAAAAAGTTGATAAAGATGAACATATGGATTTGGTGAATACTTGCGAAAAAATAAGAGATTATACCTTAAAGCACAGCGATGATTTAAAAAAATTTGACCCAAATTTTCATCATTTATTACATTATTTAGAATGGAATATTCGTAAGATTGCCACCAAAGAAGCCCAAAAACAAACGCAATTTCAGGCACATATTGACAATATCAATCAAAGAATTGATAGAGAAGATAGGCATCGGTTGTTAGATGAATTAAAAACAGGCTATCAATATAGTTTTCCTTTACCAGAGCCAACCATTGAAGTCGTGGAGTAATTTATGGCAACGCCTGAAGAGATTTGGCAAACAGCTCAAACGATATGGGAAAATACGCCTAATATTACATGGCGTGAACTGGCGGACAAGCTAGCAACCTTATTTGACGGTGTGGAAACGCCGAGCTATTCATCTATCAATCGTAGGGCGAAAAAATATAACTGGCAAAAAACAACCATTCCCAAGGGTGGTAACAAATGCAACAAACACGCAACAGGTGCAACAAGTTGTGAAACAAACTCAACGCAAAACCTTGAAAACAATAAGGAAGACGAGAATGCAACAAGTTTAATTGTTGCAACAGAAGAAACCGAGCAAAAGATTTATGCAGAGCTAGAAAATCTTGTTTTAACCGCTCAAGAAAAAAAGGCAATTATTAGCAAACACCGTAAAAGATTAAAAAAATTGGGTGAATTGTGGGACAATACGGTTGATACCATTGATACCTTGCATTCTTTAGATGTCAAAACAGACGGTGAGACTATTCAACGTGTTATTGTGGTGAGTGAAACACTAAGCCGTACCGTGAATCAATTAACCAATAGCCAAAAGGTCATCGCTGAACAGGAATTTGTTGTATGTGGCATTAGTGTTGATGACTTTAGAGAAAGTGAACATGATAAGCGTCAAGCTAGCCTTGAAGCACTGGCAGGACTAAATGAGTCAGCGTCCATGCAACGTGAAAAGGCTCAACTTGAGATGTTAGAGCGGTTAAGCCGTTTTGAAAAGATTGCCGAAAGTGGTAATTTTGATGAACTGGTTGAAGATAATGAAGATGTTATTATAGAAGATACAGGTGATTTATGAAAAAAATTTTGATAATTAATGGCATAACCATTCGCCAAAATGAAAATGGCTTATTTTCTTTAGTGGACTTGTGTAAAGCGGGCGGTAAAAAGTCAGCAACAAGCTTTATACATAGTATGTGTTCGGTACAAAAAATGCAATCGTTACAATCAAGCGGTATTGATATGTCAAAAATCTATACTGCTAAACAAAACAAGGGGACTTTTATTTGTAAAGAATTGGTAATTTTGTATGCAGAATATATTGGTGGGGATTTTTTAAAACAGATATCCTTATACTTTCCTGATTTAGTAGATAATGACCTGCAAAAAAATCCTAGACCTTATATTCAATCATTGTATGATGCGGTGGAAACAGCTACCATTTATTTGCATTTAAGTCATGTGGTAATTAACACAATGATATGTCAGCGTTTTGATGTATCAAGTTTGAACAGCCTTTCACAAGATAAAATTACGTCTGCGATTGAATATGTACATTGTTTAATTATTCTATCACGCCAAAAAATATAAGGTAAGTGGAACAAGAGCCAAACTCATGACTTAAACCGCCTAGAATTACCCCATTATCAATCATTTGGGATTTTGTATGAGCTTTTTTGGTAAAACATTGGCAAATCTGCTAATCAACCATAGGGAACATTCACATCAAGAACAAACACCAAGTATTCAAGCGGTGAATAAAAACTTTGACGTGTTCACGCAATGGGAATTAGGCACATATCATCATAAAGACACACCTTTACGCACACGAAAACAAATCTACAGCAAATGGCAGTTGATGCAAGCTGACCCACAAATTGCTGAAGCCTTATCACTTCATGTAACGGCGGCGTTGGGCGGGCATGAGACAACTGGGGATATGATTTTTATTTCGCCTAGCGAGTCTGTGCGTGGTAAGGGCTTTCGTGCAAAGACATTACGCAAAAAGGTTGAGATTGAAGCCAAACGCATGACCCCTATTTTAAACCGCAATGCGTTTAGCCTTGCTCGTCAAGCTATCGCTTATGGTGATAGTTATGCAAGGATTTATGTCAATGACAATGGTGTGGCTGATTTAGTCAATAGCGATTATACCGCACCGCCGTTGATTTTACCGTTTGAGCAGGGCGGACGCACGATTGGTTATTTTGTCATGGAAGAAGAAAAATTAGACAAAGCCATTGCTAAATTGGAAGTTCATCAGTTATTGCGTATGAAAATGGCTCGGATTGAGCGTGTACCGCAGGTGTCGTTAGCCAGTTTTACTGATGAGCGATTAATTGGCATTGACAATCAAGCTGATATGCCGATTATGCCGTCTATGGTGGGTGGTTCGTTTTTATATCCTGTAGAACGTGCGTGGGACGATGCCATGATTAGTTTAATGGGGTTAAACAATCAACAAATTGCTGACAGCGTAAAACAAGCCTTTTTAACGGTGAATATGGACGGTATGCCCCCTAATCAACAAAAAAAATACAAGGACGGCTTGGTGAAAACTTTGCAGAATTACCGAGACCAAATTAGGGAAGCGTTCAAAGGTGGAGAAGCTTTATATGGTACAAAATACCATGTATTACCAACGTGGGGGGATAAACAAAACATTCAACCAGTTGGGGATTTATCACAGCGAACCGCTCCACTTAACACAGAAACCTTGATGATTAATTTAAGGCGGATTGCGGGCGGTTTAGGGCTTGATTTATCATTAATCGGTTGGGCGGATATGTTGGCAGGTGGCTTGGGAGATGGTGCAAGTTTTCATACATCCGCCCAAATCATGCGTCGTAGTATGCTAATTCGTCAAGCATTGATTGATAGTTACAACCAGTTAATGTCGCTTCATTGGGGGATTAGATACAATGAGTATTTTTATGACGGTGATTATCCATGGCAATTTGATTTTTATTCCGACCAATCGGCGGCTGCAACAGAAGCGTTAAACAACAAACAAACTCGTATGAATACGGTTGCTTTAATGGCACAATCATTGAGTGCATTGCGAGAGGTTGGATTAAAAAAAGACAGTGTCAGAGTGATTTTAGAAGAAGTTGGCGGATTGGACACCGAACAGGCTGAAAAACTGGCTCAAGATTTAGAAGGTCAGCATGATGATAGTTTACCAATCGGTAGTGATGAAAATAAAGCAGATGATGACTTTGATGACAATGACGATGATGAAGACGATGAGGACTACTGATGAACTGGGGCGATGTAAGCAATGGAATTGGGCTGGCAAGTGCATTTACCAACAATAAACAGTTATCTGAACTGGATAATAAAATTAATCTGATTAATCGTACATTAAATACACAGTCAGCAGGGGCGTTGTCTTTGTCTGAATTGCGACAGGCTTATCAAAGATTATACCCACTGGGTACGATATTGCAATGTAACTATGCGGTGTATTTGACCGATATTTATGGGATTGGCAAAGGGCAAATTCCTTGGTTTTTGGATAGTTTTCCGTTGTCATGGCTGGCGAGTGATGTGGATATTTCGGTTGGGAATGCTGAAAGTGAAAGTTTTCATGCAGGTAGTCATCAGATAAATTATTTGACACAACAATCTAACGATACTATGGACGTAACCTTTATTGACACCAAAAACATGGACATTGCCAATTCCTTTGAGATGTGTAGAAAGTTAGTATTCCCCAAAGACGGTACGGTGAATGAACCGATAAAATACAGTTTTGCTTTAACGGCGGTGATTTTTGATAAAAAACGTACGTTAAGGGTCAATCAAGCGGTATTTGGTAAAAAATGGCTTGTTGCGGTTAAAGAGGCAAATATCAGCCTATCTGCTAGTGGGCGTAGTGAGATTATCAAAACACAAGTTACTTTTCAAAAAATGCGTCCGTATGAGCTGTTTGGTAATCATTAATCGGAACATCACGCCAGCCCCACCTTATTGTTTTGCATAATAGCTAAATCTTTTTACCAAAGGACTTTATTATGCAAATTTTTCAACCACTTGCCCAAAAAGGCAGTCAATTTTCAGTTACTTACCCAGATGGCACAAAAGGCACAAAAACCGCCCGTTATGAAGTGGGCGAAATCAAGGGCAAATACCGTGATATGCTTGCGGTGATAGCTGACACGTCAGGATTTGACGGATTGGGATTTGATAGCACCGTTGGTAGTGCTGATGATAGTTGGCATACAGTCAATCTGTTTACCCAAAATCATCGTTATATTGACACGGTGGCGGTGGCAGGGGCTGATGATAGCGACCATGCGATTTATGTGGCATTAAGCCAGTTTGATTATTTAGAGCCTGATTATGGCAAACTGGTTGCTAATGACCCTGAAAACGGTTTTGACAATTTAGGCTTTAGTGCAGACACAATCCAAAAGCTACTGGATAATTCAAGCCAAAACCAACATTACCTACCCATTATCAGCAAAAAAATGTTGCTTGATGAGCAGAATAAAGCCAGTTTTGATAATGTGGCGTGGGACGGTTTAAACCTTGTATCGCATGGTAGAAGTTTTGATAATTTATACCGTGATATGTTAAAGCACGATACCTTTGGCGAATTAATGGAAGAGTTTAGCTTAAGAGAAGCATTGGCACAACTTGGTGATATTGCCGAGTTGGGTTTTGATAGCTTAATGGACACGCATAACCGTTTACAATTAATGGGCGATAGGCTATATCGTGGATTGGTGAGTGCAGGCGATAAAGAATTACAAGTTACATCATTTAATTTGACCAAACCTTTTAAACGTCAAGGCGTGGCGAATGTGGCTATGGAATTTGGTTTATCAGACGGACAAACGTTTAGTATTTTCTTTAAAAATCCTGATGCCGACCCTGCAAAAATTGGGGCAAATGATGTTATGGTTAGTTGGAAATGGTTGTTAAACAAAAAAGATATCACCGCCGTTGTTCAGCCTGAAAATGGGAAAAATATACAGTTATCACAAGTTGCCATGCGTATGATGAAATTGGCAAAAGCCAACATGAGCCGTTTTGCCAAAGCACAGGCACAAAAGGCGAAAAATGAGCAAGAAATCACAAAAGCTCAGCAAGCGGTTGCTGATAAACAGGCATTGCTTGAAACATTGGACAAGGAAATTGCGGACTTACAGGCTCAGATTGATGTAAAACGCCATGAGCCTAAACAGGCATTTGTGGGTGATGTGGGGGGAAATCAAGATAAAAGCGATGAACCGATTAATTTAACAGGTGATGAGTTTGATTACGAGCAAAACTCACAAGAAATTGATGTATCAAATATTGATACCGATTTAGACAAGTATGGCAAGGACAATAAAACAGCCGTGATAAAATTCTTAAAAACATTACAGGGCAAATATATCAATACACAAATTGGCAAGGTGTTATTCAATAGGGATAGTATTGACGAATTGCCGTTAGGTACAAAAAATAATGATATTAGAGCCAAACTTGTGTTTTATGTACCGCAAACATTAAAAAATGGCGAATATGCAGGCAAAGAAGAATTGAAAAAAGATAGAAAAGATAATTTTGTTGCATTTCATAAATTCATCAATTCTGTGCAAATTGGCGATGAAATGGTTAAACATTGTGTAAAAGTCGGGGAAAGACCGACTGGGGAATTTGTCTTTGTTGCTTATCATAGTCGTGGTTTATATGACAGTATAAACACAAAAAAGCCAGTTTTCGATTCTATCTCCAACAACATGGTTGGTCGTTCACAAACTGGCTTAGATGATATTGTACTAGACGAAGCAGATGATGTCAATGATGACATTATCATTGATGACGATACGCCAAGTTTATTTGACAGTATGATGTTTGATGACATTGCGGACGATACGGACGGCTGGAATATCCAGATTATCAGCATTACACCGATTGCCAACAAAACCAAAGAATTATTTGGTAAAACCAAGCCTGTTAATCGTAAAAAGTTGATTAAGGGTTTAAGATTTATCTATGCTGATGATTTTTCTATGTGGTCAAATGGGCATATTATGGTGAAAGAATCTGTTTCTGATGCGTTAATTTCTCAAGCGGACTATGGTAAGCAAATGCCAGTTTCGCAATTAGAACGTCTTATTCCACCAAAAGCCATTCAGTTACAACTTATAGATTTGGCAACATCAGCGGATAAAAAAGAAACCCAGCTTGCTATTTTAAAGACCGAACAAGGCAATGAAGTGGCAATTGATAAAACTTACCTACAATTTTTTATTAAGGAATTTGGCAATCAGTTGGAATATTGGGGTGATGATATTGATTTTGAGATTAGCAATGGGGGAAATGGCACTAGAAGACCTATCAGTCTGTATAAAGGCGGTGAGTTTATTGGTTTAATTATGCCAACCACACACAACTATATTAAGCATAGCGAACAAGAGCTAAAACAAGATAAACCAGTCATTACAGAGATTGTTAATCCGTATGATGAAAGCCAAGTACAAGAAAAGCTCAAAAATGCCAAGCAAAAATATGAGAACTTTGGCGAAAAAAGCCTAGCCCCACATGAAAAAATGCCTGCCAATGGACAGACGGTTAAACTAGAAAATGCCCGCCAATTTTTACTAGACAAAGTGCTAAAAGGCAAACAAAAGAATGTCATTTTTACCTTTAAAGATGACAAGGGTAATTTAGGGTTTAAAATAGGGGTTGATACGAACGCCAATCGCAGAAAATTGATTGACGCATTTGGTGAAATTGATACTCATAGATTACCTCATGAGCAAGTGGGTGGACAAGCCAATGGGGGCGATATTACCAGTGCTAGAATCCTAGAAAGACTTGGCTATGTGATTGACTACACCGAAAAAGAAACTTTCTACCCTAAAAGTGCCTTACCAATCAAAAATCAATTCTATCAGATTGATTTAAACGGTCATCAGGGAGCGTATTTATTCGTGGGAATTATTAATAAACAGCAGTTAAAAGATGAAGCTGATTTACGCTTTTTGGACTTAGAAAGTGATTATCTGATGAGCATGAAAGCTAGTCGTTATGACGAGCTGATGAATGCGAACAAGATTGTCAAAATTGACGATATGACAACGATTACCGAACTTGTCAATCATAATGCCAAAAAAGAACATTCTATTTATCAAACCCGTGCCAATGGTCAAATCATTAAAGTATTTGCCAAGGGCAATCGTTATCATATTGAACAATATCAAAATGTCAATGACAAAAGCCCTTATACGGTTGAAGTAGATAGTAAATCAGAAGCGGTCAGTGAATTGCAACGGATAAAAAAACATTATCCAGTCTTAAAATTCGTAACTGGCGTGGAAAATCTTTTAGAGTTGACAATAAAAGAGCCAGTAAAGTACAACGAAGCGGTTGAAAACTTGGAAAAAGACTTTTTCAACATGGCAAAAAGATTTGGTTTTAAACGACAGGATATTGAAAAGGAAACTTACAACTTAGACAATGGTGGAAAGGTCAATCAATATGTCATTAATGTATTCTTTGATGATTATCCAGAAGTAACGCTTTACACAGAATATCACTACAATTCATCACAAGGCACAAAAGTAATCAGCCGTATGAGTGATGACGGCGAGTTATGGCTGATTGAAAACGACCCTTTAAAAGGCTTGCAAGATTTTAAGGATTATGTGGAAAAAATTCAAAATCCTTTAGATGAAAGCACGCCTGCCAGTCAAGATGAGAGTCAAATATTAAAAGCTGAACTGCTAAAACTAGGTTTTGTTCAAAATGGCAATGATTTCACCCAGTCGTTTTGGCGTGGTAAATACAATCATAACAACGTTAAATTGATGTTTGGCAATCATGCTTTAAAATTTGAAATTAACCAGTATGATAAAGACAGTGGTAGCTATCCTGTTAATGAAATTATTGATTTTAATAAACTAAATGCCAATGATGTCATCACAACCATTAAAAGATACATCAAAGGTTACAAAGCAAATGGGGCAATAACGAATTATAACAGCGTTAATATGCAAGATGTGGATACCCTAATACAATTAAAACATCAGTTTAACCAATTGGGATTTGACTATGTTACATTGCACGATGGCGGGCGTTTTGGGTTTTATTTAACCATGAAAAAAGACGATATGGATGTAAAAATCACACCAAAAGGCGAAGATGTAGAAGTGGGTGCTTCTAATCAATTTGTTGATGACAAAGAAGTATTTGCTACGACTGATGTTCAAGGCATGGTTGATTTTGTTCAAGAAATGTTGGCATCATCAAAAGAATATCAAGCAGAGCAAGACGAAAAACAAGTATTTAGCGATGATAGCGATAAACTATATGAATATTTAGATAAAGGTTGGTTTGGTGATGGTGATAAAGAAGATTTAAAGCCTATTTTGGACAAATACCGCCATGACCCACGTCTAAGTGAGCAAGTTGCCCAGTGGGAACAACAACATAAAAACTGGTTACAGGAAAATAATATGAATGAAAGTAACTATACTCAATCCGACATTGATTATCTACAATCTATCATCAATGGTACGCTTGACCTAGAAGCGGTGGATATGGATAAAATGATTGAGATTGGCGAAAAAGACGAACACGACCCGATGTATGAACAAGCGTTGCAAATTGTTAGCGATTATTTAGATGAGATAAGCAAGTAAGGGGTGTGAGATGTTGCAAGGTTTAGCAAAAGCAAAAGCATTAAAAGAGTTGCAAATGCTGGTCAAAGACAAGGCGAGCCTAAAAGGGCTTGCTTTGGCAAAAGCATTAAAACGCCAAAATGAGTTGCGGTCAGATTTGGGTATGGGTAAAATCACGCCTGCCAACACTAACCCCAGACAAGAATACGCCGACACCCTATTATTCAACAAAAGCGGTCAAATCCTACTGGCACAGCGTTCTGCCAAAGATGACTTTAAGCCGAATAAATGGTGGATTGTTGGCGGTAAGATTGAACAAGGTGAAACCCCAAAACAAGGAGCTATCCGTGAACTTGCGGAAGAAACGGATGTTAAATTGTCTGATTTGACATTTGTGGAAAAGGTCAATCTATCAACTGGCAGTATTAGCCACCGTTTTGCAGGCGTGGTCAAAGATGACACGCCAATCCACCTTAAAAAAGACGAACTACAAGCCTATGCGTGGGTGAACACCGATAAGCTGGGCGAGTATGAGTTGCTTGGGACTTTGGGGGATTTGCAGAAGTTGGTTGAAAATGGGTTTGATTTGATTAAATTTGAATTTGTGCCTAGCGGAAAAACACCGCTAGACCCAAACGAAATACAGCCTTTGCACATTGACGACCCAAGCAAAACGAAAAAAGCGGTTGAAACATACTTAAAACAGTTTAAGGACAAATATATCACAACCGTTGATGGGAAAAATGTTGTTTTTAATAGCAAAGGGCGTAATCATTTGGCAAATGATGTTGTTTTTGGTGATGAAATGGTAGCACAAGTCATTGAAAAAGTTGCCGAAATATTAACACAAGGCAAGTTTATAGAGCGACAACCATTAACAAAAGTCCGTACGAAAGATGACTATGTTGCTTTTCATAAATACCGCAAATGGGTATTGATTGACAATGCGGAAATTCATTTGCAGGTCAAAGTCGCAGAATTGACGGACGGCAGTTTTGAGATGGGAAATGGCTTAATTGCGTACAGTGCCAAAAATGCAGAATATGAAGATGAGAAAAAGGCGACTACACCACCAGTATCGCCATCTTTTGATGGTTTACTTATAAACAGCGGAGATTGTCGCCTTTTGAACAATAATACCGCATTTGATAAAGTAAGTCAAGAGTATAATCAAATAGGCAATTTGACAGATGAGTATATTTTTATTGAGATTTTGGAAGTAAGACCGCTTGGTGCAACAAATATCAAAAATCAAGCCCCCTTTGACCGCACCCACATTGCCATACCACGCACCAAAACCACCCGCCAAAAAGCTAATAATGAGGCATTTGCTATTTTGGATAAGCTGGACAATGGCGAAATCACGCCTACCGATTTAACCGATGATGATAAACAAATTTTGGCAAAATATAGCGGTAATGGCGGAGCGTTAAAAGGGCGAGACGGCAAAACTGGCTCGGATTATGAATATTACACGCCTAAGGAATTGGCAACAGGAATGTGGGATTTAGCCAAAGAACTCGGCTTTAATGGCGGGCGTGTGCTTGACCCGTGCTGTGGTACTGGGGTATTTACCGCTACCAGTCCCGACAATGTGTTAATGGATAATATTGAACTTGACGAAACATCAGGCAAAATTAGCCAATTGCTCAATGACGGCAACCGTTCAACGACCACCATTAGTCCTTTTGAAAAAATCGTTAATAGCTATGATGACGGTGATGATGATAACGGCTTTGATATGGTGATTACCAATGTGCCATTTGGTGATAACTCAGCTCGTGGGGCGAACAAATTACACGATACCGCTTATCAAGATGCCAGTCTTGATTACTATTTTATCATGCGAACGCTTGAAAAGCTAAAATCAGGTGGTTTAGCGGTGTTAATGACTGCCCCTAGCACTATCACAGGCAAAGGGGCAAAACAAATTGAGTTACGCCAAAAAACAAGCCGTATCGCTGAATTTTTGGGGGCTTATCGCCTACCAAACAGTATGTTTACTGATACTGGGGCAGATGTATCAGTTGATGTAATGGTGTTCAAAAAGTATAACACGCAGATGATTGAAACGATTAACAACCATTATGAAAATGGCAATATTGAATTACTACAACAGGCTGGCGTGTTGTGGGACGATTATTTAAGCGGTCATTACTTTGTTCACCATAAGAAAAATGTATTAGGTACAGAAGTTCAAGCAAAAAATCGCTTTGGTGATGATATTGTAAAGGTCCAATCGGATTTATCACAGGCTGAAATTGCTAAACTATTTAGAAAATTTGATAGTCGTATTAACTGGGAATTGTTAAACACCACGCCAGCCGAAATCACCTATAAAGACGGTGATGTGGTGTATCGTGGCGGTGTGCAGTATATGATGCAAGACGGATTATGGCAATCCCAAACTACCGAAAGTAATGATGATGATGATATATTGTATCAAGATATGTTGTCAAAATTAGATAAATCTATGCGTATCATTGAACATGGTATTGGTTATGATGATGTGGTAGCAATGACAAATTATTTTGCCAAAAAATCTATCAATAGCCAATCGTTAAATGATGTTAAAACCCTACTTAAAAAAGTAAAAAATGATACCGAATGGCAGATTTACCATACATCACAAGCAATCAATGATGTATTGGCTAAACATGGTTTAGAATTTAGCTACCGCACCGAATACCCACTTTTAACCGAGAAAATGCGTGATGTGGTGGTTCTCGCTAAAGGTGGTTATCAAGGTATTATTAGCGTTGCATTAAAAAATATTAAGCTACACTACAACAAAGGTAATTATAGTGATGTTTGGAACGGTAATATTCAGACAGCTGTTGAACAAGATTTAAATATTGTTGGTTCTCTATCAAGCAAGATTGCTCAATTGCAATATAACAACAAGTCAAAATATATCAGTTTGGATAACTTTAAACAAATCGCCCCCGAAATTGATGTTATGGCTGATGATGATTATTTTATTGCATCTGATGGTCAGTCTGTCATTCAAGCCAGTGATTTTTTGGTAGGTAATTTGCAAGAGCGTTTAGATGATTTGGATAAGCAAATTGCTGAAGCAGTAAGTGATGAGATTAAATTAAAGCTCATTCGCCAACGTGCAAAAGCAATTAGCGACTTGCCAGTCATTGATATTCGTAAGATTACTTACGGATTGCGTAACCCACTTATTCCTGCTGAATTTAAGGCTCAATTTTTGCGAACTGTTACATCAATGACGGTTGATGTTGTGCAAAATGACAGTGGTCGTGATGTGGTAAGTATTGACGGTAAAACGGTGAGTAATCAAGATAAAATTGCTAGACGGATTGGGTTGGCGTTAGAAAAAGACCAACGTTTGACATTGGGCGGTATGAAGATAGACGGCTTGGACGAAAAACAAGCCTTAGAATTACTCAATAAAACCTTTAATGAATGGAATGTTCAGTTTAATGCGTGGGTGAAAGCAAATGACCGCCTAATGCAGTTATTAGAAAACAAGGTCAATGACCCCAAAAATCGTTATTTTACCCAAAATGATGATGAAAGCAGTATTGATATTCATGGGCTGGCAAGCCATATCAAATTGCATGGTTATCAAAATGCTTTTGTGCGTAATCAAGGGCGATTATTTGGTGGTATTAATGGTTTTGGTGTAGGGCTTGGTAAAACTCTATCCGCCTTAGCCAGTGTGCAACACGCCCATAATATTGGCTTAAAGAAGAAAACCTTGTTTGTTGTGCCAAAGTCGGTATTGTCAAATTGGCGAAAAGAAGTGATGAATGCTTATAGCAATACCGATGACTGTATTTTTATCGGTTTGCGTGAAAATGGCGAAAATTTTACCGTAAAATCCAGTTTGTTTGATGAAGATTTGCTAAAATGTATCAGTGGGCAATATCGCAAAATCTTTTTGACCTTTGAGGCCTTACAACGCATTAAACTACGAGAAAAAACGGTTGATAGCTATATAAACAGTTTAACCGCATCGGATAATTTGTATCAAGGGGCAAATTCAGAATCTAAAAAAGAAAGCGAACGGGCAAAAGGCGTACTTGCCATCCTGAAAAAAGAATTAACCTACAATGGCAACGCCCCATTCTTAGAAGATATGGGGGTTGATAGCCTTGTGATTGATGAAGCACACGCCTTTAAAAACTCTGCTCAAGCAAAAACGGCTGGTCGCACCAAATACCTAAGTAGTCCAAACTCGTCATCTCGTGGGACAGACGCACAAGCGAAAGCATGGTATATTCGTGGCTTGTCTGTCAATAATGACGGTGTACAAATGCTGACTGCAACACCAGTTACCAATTCGCCACTGGAAGTTTATTCTATGCTTTCGTTGGCAGTTGGGCGTGAACAAACCAACCGTATGCTAGGCGGTATTAATGGGGCGGACGATTTTATTCAATCTACCTGTGTAATTACCAATGAAATCATTGATAAAATTGACGGTACAACTGGTAATGCGGATGTGTTTATGGGTTTAACCAATATCAATATGCTAAAAAGTGCAATTAATCAAGTTACTACCGTTAAAAATGCAGAAGATATCAAAGGAATGTCGGTGGTTATCCCAGAACGAGAAAGTGTTTCAATTGGCGTAAAATTGTCAGGTAGCAGTATTCAAGAGTTAAAAACACTACAAAAAGCCTATATGTCTGCTAAAAGTTTTTTGAAGTCAGGCAACAAGTCTGATTTAACGGCTGAATACAGTGCAATAAAAGCAAAATTCAATGAATCAGATGAGCTACTCGCTCACCCTTTTAACCTGATTCGTAAAATGGAAGTGTTGATTAGTGATGATGATTTTAGCGACAATTGTACATTCTATGATATTGATGAAAATCAATTAAATTTGGTTAAGAAATCAATTGATGAATTTAATAAAAAACCACCCAAAGACACACGAACACGCTTAAGTAGTTATACTCAATCGGAGAATGTGCAAGAGAAATATGATGATGACGGTTCAATTAAAGAATATGAAGTTGTGGTGAATGCGGATGTTATCGTACATAAAGGGCGAAATCGCATTATGCTTGATAGCATGGATTATCATATTCAACAGCGATTTGAAGGTATTTGCGAAAAAATGGGCGTGAAGCTTGATGTAACCATTTCTGCCAAAATTTCAGCGTTATTAGAAAACATCAAAGCAGAAATGACGAATAAACGTGGTAAAAGAAAAGACGGTACGACTTCTAACATTGTCAAACAAATCATCTTTTGCGACCATTTACATTTACACAGTAAGATTGTACGGCTTTTGGTGGATAAATGCGGTATTGCCAAACAAAAAATAGCCATTATCACAGGTCAGGTCAATAGTGAAGCGGACGAAATCATTGATGTACAAAATGGCTTTAATGCCATGGACGATGAAAACGTTTATCAAATTGTGCTTGCCAATAAAAAAGCAGAAGTTGGCATTAATCTACAAATCGGCACGCAAGCCATTCACCATTTAACCACAGGCTGGACACCTGATAGCTTAGAACAGCGTAATGGGCGTGGTGCTAGACAAGGCAATCATACCGAAAGTGTGAAAATTTATTATTATGATGCTGATGGCACGTTTGATAGTTTCAAACGTGAAATGATTAACAAAAAAGATGAATGGATTAGTGATTTATTGCAGGGCGATAAACAGGTAATTGAAGTGGCTGGCGAGTTATCTAAAGATGACCAAAACGCACTCATTGAAAGTATTGGTGATGAAGACGCTATTCAAAAATATTTGGCCCAGCGTGATGAAGCTGAAAAACAGCACCGCTTGGATATGGCAAAGCTTGATCAACGTATTAATATGAACACCATTGTAGCTCAACAAGATGTTTTGAAAAAAACATACCAAAGTGAGGTTGAAGCCCTTATCAAAAAATACTTAACTGACAAGCCAGCCAAACAACTGGTACAACAAGGTGTTATCAATAAAAAAGACGGCTCGGTTACACCAATTTTGCAGTTTAATGGCAAGCAGAAAGAAGCCTTTAATGTATTTAAAGAAGGGCTTGAGAAGGTGCTTGATTTGTTTGATTTAGGGCGTTCGGCATTCATCTCAACAGACATTGATGAATTAGCAATGCACCTGATTAACGACAATGCTTACAGCTTGGGAACGACAAAAAAATTAGGACTGGGTAGTGGTGGTTATGATTATGTCGCAACAATTATCCGTTCACTGGTTGGTGGTTATGATAATTATTCTTTGGTTAAAGGTGATAGAAGAACAAGTGATTTACTTGATAAAAATACAGAATTTTACGATGAGTTTATGCACAGACAAGAAATGGCTCAAAAACTTATCGATCAGTCAATTCAAGCCATTGATGAAGTTGCACAAACACAGGGTGGATACCCTATAGGAAGCGGACAAAAAATTGCAGATAAAACGGCTGTTGTGGTTGGTAATGTGTTTTTAGAAATTGGCGATATCCTTATCAGTAATGACAATGGTCGTATTTATGTGGTAACGAATACTGATATCGGTAAGGCATGGGGTAAAGGTATTTATAAAAACGGTGAGCGTGTTTTTAGTACATCAGAAGTCTTGAATGCTTATGAAGTATCTGATAAATATGGTGCCATTGAAGAGCAAGCCATTAGTAATTTTACACTTATTCAACAAAATGATAATCGTTATCTGGATTTACTTAAACAAATGGCTGAATTTGAAGATACTTGGTCTGTGGAACATAATCAACCTATTGATACTTATAGCAGTATTTTATCGCAAGTTGTTGAATTTAAAAATAAGGCACTCTCTTATTCGGTATCAGCCCCGCACAACTATTATGTAGAAGCGTTTGATTTTTCATTTGGTTATTTATTGGGTGGCTCTTGGCTTAAAAATGATACGCCATTTATGCAGTGGTATCATCAAGAATTGCAAAAAAACAATATTAGTTATGATAAAGATACCGAAAAGTATAATTTGCCAATTTCCATTAACAAAACTGCTAAGACGTGGGTAAGTGTTACGAGTGGCTTTATTTCAACCTTGATTGCAGTTTCAAAAGCCAATCAATTGGCATTGGAAGAAAGTGATGTTAAAAAGATTTTTCAGTTGTTGGGAGCGAATACATTTGATTTTGTGCGTGAAGTGTTAGATTTGCAGGGATTTGAAGCCCAGATAGCCAGTTTAAAATCAGATATTATAGCAGGTAAGGTGCAATCGGATGGTAGTTTCAATTGGGCCTATCAAGAAGTGTTAGCAATTGCTGAAAAAAATCTTAAGGTTAAGGTTCATCTTAAAGGCTATGGATTGTTCAATAATGCTACCTTGTTGAACTATGTAGAAGAAGTGCAAGATGTTAAACATGGCGAAATACAAAAGCCTAGCAGTGCAGATATTTTAGTGTCTTTAGAAGAAATAGACGGCGATACGATTTTGGTATTTTATAGTGGTAGTGAAAAACTGCTAGACTATAAAGATGACATTAAAGATTACGCAGTTAAACATGGTGATAAGGTATTTGCTTTCAAAGGTAGAAAAATACCGTATGCCTACAATGCTCAAGACAATCATTCTTGGAGTGTACAGTCAAAAGTTATTAAAAAATTAATTGATGCAAAACCGTCTTTTAAAAAAGCGATAGAAACCAAGGCGATTACATTCAAAGTAAAAAGTTAATTAATATATGACGGTTGTGCCTAGTATAGCACAACCGCCAATTGATAAGGAAAAACCATGAGATATCAATATTTATTTAGCCGTGAACAAATGCAAACAATGACGGATAAAACACGTCAGTCTTATGAAAAAAACCGCAAAGATGACACGCCGTTTTTTGAGTTTGTGCTAAAAACGCTTTATGAGCGTATCAAAAGCGACCCTATCCGCTACCGTGCGTTTGGCATGTACTGGTGGGCGGTCAAAGCGATTTTTATTAAACATGGGCTTGATTTTGGTATTGTTAATTTTGGACAAGATAGCGATAATGAAATCAAAGAATTATATCGTTGCACGACCGATGAGCAAACGTTGGTTATCGCAGATAGTTTTTGGTGGGATATGTATCAGTCGTATATCAAAGGCAATAATGAGTACGAACTTGATAATCAAGGCGGTATTTACATTTTGCGTGATGATGAAATGGAAAGCTTGATAATGGAACGCTAAGCGGTTTAATCGGTGAATTTGCTATAATCATTACAAAACTTTGTAAGGATTTTTTATGAAAAACACACCAGAAGCCACGCTTGCAACCCAATATATCACCGCCTACAACACCGACGGCGGTATATGGGGACAGGCAGGACTAAACCGAAACTTACTCGCCAAAATAGAACCTGTTCATAACCAACATTTAGAAAAAGCGGATAATCGTATCGTTTTTGGTATCTTTGAAAACGCTGAATTTAGCCTTGAAAATCAGTATTCTACCCCTTTTGAAAACTCAAATCCTGAAGGGCGTATGCCCAATCTCATGGGTATGATACAGTCAGGGCAGATTGTCATGCAAGCGGGTGAGTTTTTAAACGCAGGCAGTCCAGAAGTGGAAAATCCCAACGAAGCCAAAACCCCACAAGCCAAAGAAGGCTTGTTAGGCGATTTAGTCGGTCAATTAGGCGAGTTACAAGGGCGTTCATCGTTTACCAAATTAAATAGCGAGCAAATTTACACCTCATCGCATTCGGTCAGAATTAGTGCAACCCTGATTTTATCGGCTTGGCAAGATGCCAAAGTTGAAGTAGAAAACGCCCTACAAGCCTTACAAGAATGGACAGTGCCTATTGCCTTGTCTGAAAATGGCTTATTGGTGAATATGGCAGGTGAAAAGTCGTTAAAAGGCTTGTTTCCGTCTGTTATTCCTGTGTCGGTGAATTTATCCTATGGCGGTAAGCTATATACAGACTTGATAATAGAAAGTCTTTCAGCTCCAATGACAGCTCCTATGAATGCCAATGGCGATAGAATTACGGTCAAGGTTCAAATCAACTTTTTATCTCAACAGGCATGGGATAGAAGTGATGTGCAAGCCCTTTATGCTTGACAAATGGGTTTTCTTGGGATAGGATAGGATTGTATCAATCATACCAATTTGGAGTAATTAATTGCATACCCATGAAAATATTCAAATCGTTTATGACGCCAACAAGGCAAAAATCAATTTGAATAAACACAAAGTAAGTTTTGATGAAGCTAAAATGGCTTTATTTGACCCAAATGCCCTTGTTCAAGAAGATAATGACCATGATGAACCTAGATTTGTGTTAATTGGTATGGCAAATCGTCTATTGGTTGTGGTCTATTGTTACTATGATGATGAAAATTTCATTCGCATTATTTCGGCACGTTTGCCAACTAAAAAGGAACGACAAGTCTATGAGTAATGACAATACAGATGAAATGAAAGTTGAGTATGATTTTAGCAATGCTAAACGTGCTACCCAAATTCCACATCTTAACCGTTTAAGACAACAAAAAGTTTTAGATGACGATGTGGCGTTTTGGTTAGCAAGCCAAGACAGTAGCGTTAAAGAACGTATTAATCAGATGATACGTCAGGTTATGGCTATTCAGCAAGTCGCTTATTGAAGTATTGGAACATACGAAGTAATCATACCCACCCCATTTTACAATATCCTAAATTTATTTTAGGATATTTTTTATGTTTAACAGCCTACCCATTCAATTACGCCATGAGCAGATTTACCTAAAAGAGCTACAAATTGGGCAAATCATAGAAATGGCGAAAATTCCACAAGAACTAAACGAATTACGCATGAATTCATTTTTGGCTTATACCTGTCAAGATGACAGTATTGCCATGCGTTTAACCGTGCAAGAACGCTATTATATTTTGCTCAATTATTTAGCGATTAGCAACAATGACTATATGATAAATACCGATGTTAGCGAGTTTTTTATCAAGGCTAAAACCGCCCCTGATATGGCTTCTGTGAATGGGGTTTATGTCAGTCAGCTACTGGGTAGTCATGCAATTTTGCTACAAAGTAAATGTGAAAATATTTACGAATGGCTGGCAGGCAAGATAGCTTGTCAGTTGTCTGGGGATTTGACCCACTTTTTTGGTGATGAACAAAACCCTGTGATTTGGGAGCATTTGCCAACAGACAATCAAGACACCCTAGAGAATGTATTTCGCAGTCGTTTTGAGATGATTAACCGCTTGACAGACAGTCTATTTAGCCAATTAACCGATATTTATTATCAAGGCTGTGAAAAGTTACGCCATTTGGTGGATATCAGCGTGGATAATGACGGCATTACCTTGCTTGGCAATTCACAAAATCAAGGGGGTGGCGATATTCATATCGCACGATTTCGTCCCACTACTGCATTATCAGACATCTCAAAACGACTTAGCCAACTCATTGCTGAATGAATGCCTTGAGATAATGGAACATACCAATGCCACGCTGTTGGACTGTCTTACAATGCCAATATCATTTATCAAAGATTATAAAACTTCTACCGCCTTTAAATACCGTAAAAAAGCGTTGCAAAACGAAGTTCTTTATAAAGAACAGCTGATAAAACGCATGGATATGATGATTAAAGGGCTTTATCGGTAGGGTTTGGGAGTGAATATGTATCAATTACAACTGTTTGATTTTGACAAACAAACTGTATTAAAAGTGTTTAACCAAAAACCAACTTCTAATGAATTGCGTTTGGCATTGGGTGATTTTGCTGAGCATACCGATGTGTTATTACAAAAACATGAAGCGGTGGTAACAACAGGCGTTTGGCTAAAATTAGTGGAGGTTAACCATGACTGACCATTCAACCAATCGGATTGAACAAAAATTAGACAAGGTACAGGTGGATTTAGCCCAGCTAAATCTAAACTTAGCGGAACTTCGGGCGATTAATTTACGCCACGATGAGTTAAGCCGTGACAATAGCCAAAAAATTGAATCCCTAGAGCGTAGTAATCATGAAATGCAAGGGGCGATTCGTTTGGGTAAATTTATCACTCTGTTTATGTTGTCTTGCGTGGTTGGTGTGATTGGCTGGGTGGTCAATCGTGAGCAAAATAAAGATAACTACGCCACTATGCTAAAAGAACAAATCTTGGATAATCGGCATAGCAATGAGCTACAAAACGAGCGTATTCATGATTTGGCGGTCAAACTTGATGAAATAAAGCGAGAAGCCAGATGAAAGACTTATTAAATTCGCATTTTGTTTTAACAATTTGTTTTGCGACCATGGCATTTTTGATGGTGTCAGGGCTGTATTTTTTAGAAATCCCCAAAGAAAATGTCAATTTAATCAATGTAGCTTTAGGGGTTGTGTTGGGTTGGGTGTCTAGTCCAATTAATTTTTATTTTGGTAAAACTGATAAAAGGAAAAACGATGAGCAAGAAATTAACTGATGAACAAATCCGCCAAATTGCCAGTGATAATGGCTTAGAATTTGCCATTTTAAAGGCGGTGGTTGAAGTAGAAGCAGGCGGTAGCGGTTTTATTCTTGATGAAAAGTCTAAAGCCCTTGTGCCTAAGATTTTATTTGAGCCACACGTTTTTTACAGGCTTTTGGGCAATAAAAAATTGATTAGCATTCGCAATGATTGTATGGCAAAACAGCCAAAACTGTGTTATGCCAAATGGGGGGCTTATCCTTATGGTAAAACCCATGAACAGCACGCTAGATTGGCGATTGCAAGCAGTTTTCACCGTGAAACCGCCCTTGAAAGTTGTAGTTGGGGCTTGGGGCAGGTCATGGGTCATCATTGGCAGACTTTGGGCTATGATAGTTTGCAAGAGTTTATCAATGCCATGTATCAAGACGAGATGAGTCAGATTGATTGCATGGTGCGTTTTATCAAGAAAAACGGTTTATTGCCAAAACTACAAAAAAAGGATTGGAAAGGCTTTGCTAAAGGTTATAACGGTGCAGGCTATGCCAAAAATGCTTATGATGTGAAATTGGCAAATGCTTATCGTAAATATGCATAAGGAACATATTTCTGCCTTGATTGTCAATCATGCCAAAATAGCATTTATTTTTAGGATTGGTTTATGCTAAATTATGACAGTCAAGGCTTTATTTTGGGGATTAATCGTGTTGAGAAACAAACCAAAATCGTATACGATGATACCCAAAAAATCATTGAAATTCTAAGTCATGGCGGTAAAAAACGCCAACAACAATTACAACAAACTGAACAAATTATCCAAAAAGTTAATCAAAATAACAGACAATCTTCAAGTAATAACAGACACGCCAGCCAAAATGCAAGTCGCAATAGTTTGGTACAACAACGTGTTGCAAGACAACAAACAAGATTTCGCCCTGAACAAAACCGCCTTCAGCAAAATACCCAAGATAGCCAATTTGAAAAAGCTGATAAAGCACGCCAGTTTTTTTCACGGCTCAATCATGCCTTAAAACAGCAATTAGAAAATAACATAGATAGCCAAAATATAGACCCCTTGCTAGACAGTGTGAATGAAGTCAAAGGCGTGCTATCGCCTATGGGTAAAATGTTTGGATTCATGTTTAAGGCAGGAGCTTGGACAAAAAATAAACTCTTTGCCAATAAAAAGCGTGAGCCGTTATCCAATGCTGAAGAGCGTCATCAAGCCAATGTGGAAGAGCAGTTAGAAAGGATAGAAAATAACCGTTCTGGTGGTTTTCGCTTAAATCCGTTTATGAAAATGTTTGGCAAAATGGGTAGAATGTTGTGGGGTGGATTGGCAGGCGTGGGGGTTTTTGCCTTAAAGCATGGTAAATCTTTATTAAAGAAATTAGGCGGTACTCGTGCTTTAGGCGTATTAGGAACATTTATCGGTGCTGGCAATTTGGCAATGGACTGGGATAAATTATCTGACAGAGAAAAATCTCGTGGTGTTGGTGGTTTATTGGGTGGTGTTGGTGGTGCTGGTATTGGGGCGTTGATTGGTTCGGTGATTTTTCCCGGTATTGGTACGGCAGTTGGCGGTTTCATTGGTGGCTGGCTTGGCTCAAAGAGCGGTGCAGTTTTGGGCGAGTATGCCCTACCCCATATCAAAAACTGGGTGGATAGTTTAATCAGTTTTGATTTACCAAAACAGTTGTTAGCAAAATTTAGCAATGGTTTATCCGATTTATTCAAAGGCTCAAAAACGGCATTGTCGTGGTTGTATGATAGCTTTTTATCAGTAATTGATAAGATTAAACAAAAAATTACTGAATGGATTGAGAAAGGGCAAAATTTTTTGGATACAGTTGCAGACGGTGCGTCATCACTTTGGGGTGATTTCAAAAATGCGTTGGGGTTTGGTGGGGATTTTAACAAGGTAACATGGCGTGTGGATTTTGGCTCAAAAATGACTTACACCCATGATGATGTTACCTATAAAATGGGGGGTAATGGCAATGGCGTGATTGATTGTTCACGTTGGGTCGCAAAGGTGAATCAAGATACGGTGAAACAAATTAGTCAAATTTTAGGCAAGCCAAAAGCGGACAAGGCGAAGATTTTCGCAGGCACAGCGTCTGAGATTATCCGAACCGAAAAAGAAAAAGGGCGTTTAGTTGCCCATAAAAAAGGTTGGCAGGACTTGGATTTAAGCAAACTACAAGCAGGTATGATAATTGGTGAAAGTCGTGGCAAGCACGCTGTTGGACGTTTTGGTAATATTGGACATATTGTAACCATTATTGACGAAAATGGCGAAAAATATGTCTCTGAAAGTACCAGTGCCAAAGGGGCGGACGGCAAAAGCGGTGTTAGAAAAACAAAATTAAATGACTATGTTAAAAATTTAAACAATAGAAAATTTGATGTGTATGTGGTAGACCCCTATCAAGATATCCGAGCCGAATTAGCAATCGCTCAAAAGTCACCTGAACAACCAAAACAAGAAAACAATCGCAATATTCAAACAAATAATATTTTTAGGTCAAATTCTGTCAATCAAACCACCATTCAAAACACACAACAAACGAACAATCAAGCGATTGTTGCAACAAACAATTATTTATCAAATAATTTATTGCAAAATCAAAACAATTTATCAAACAATCAAACAAAACTACCGATTTCTGTTATCAATGCTACTGGATTACAAGGCTCTACCACCACTCCAACTAACATTAAAACCGCTCAAGCACCTAAGCTAAAAACCACCAATTTGCCAAAACCACCCACCATACCGCAAACCACGACAAAACAAAAATCGCAAACATTGGTCGCAAACAATCAACCATTAGCGAGCAATGACAGGGGGTTGGCTCATGCGGTTAGTGGATTGAGTAATGATAGACAATATGGCTAAAGGATAAAAATATGCAAAATTTAAATTATGACCCACAAGGTTTTATTATTGGTTTACAACGTGTTGAACGGCAAACCAGCTTACTGCATGATGACACCCAAACCATTATTCGGATTTTATCGGCACAAGCACAAACAAGCCAAACCCAATTACAAGGCATCAATCAACGACTAGGGCAGTTAAACCAAACCACAAGAATAAGAAATCAACGTAACCGACAAACTTCTATTGTTGATGAACAAACATCAAGGCAAAGCAATAGACATTTGCCAGCCCCTGCTCGTGAAATTGGTAATACAACAAATACACCCGTTAGACAAAATCAAAACCGCCAAAACACGCCAACAGAGCGACTGCGTGATAGCAATGGGCGATTTACATCACAGGCTGAAGAAGTGAGTTTTATCCAAAAATTATCCGATACGGTGGCTAAAAATGTGGCTGATGTGGGCGTTGATGATAGAAACCTTGACCCATTGGTGGAAAGTATGCACGAAGTCTATGATACCGTGAAACCTATGGGCAAAATGTTGGGGCTGATGTGGCGTATGGGGGCTTGGACAAAAAATAAGTTATTTGCTAGAAAGCGTAATGAACCACTTCCACAGGCTCAAGACCGACATAACAGAACGGTTGAAGAGCATTTAGAAAATATCGCCAACAACGGCAGGCGTGGCGGTTTGTTGGGGTTATTGGCAAAAATGCTTATGGGTGGTTTAGGCGTGCTTATGGCAGGTGGTAAGGGGGTTTTTAAACTGCTTAAAAAGGGTGGTAAAGGTTTAGGCATTTTGGGGACGTTATTTGGCGTATCAAATCTTGCTTATGGTTGGGATAATAAAAGCCATGAAGAAAAATCATCTGGCATAGGTGCGGTTGGTGGTGGGGTCGCAGGGGCTATGGCAGGGGCGAGTATTGGCTCGGTTATTTTGCCAGGTGTTGGCACGGTGGTCGGTGGCTTGTTGGGTGGATGGCTAGGGTCTGAAGGTGGTGAAGCGTTAGGCAAAACCGCAAGCCCCTATCTTGAGCGTTGGACAAATGGGCTAACCAATTATAACCTTGCTGATAAAATGCAAAAAGCCTTTATATTTGGGTTAAATCCATTTTTTAGTGGAGCAAGTGCGATTTTTGAGTGGGTAAAAACCAAAGCCAAAGATTTGTTTAACATTAACTTGGGCGATGCAACGAGTGGGGCTATTCCGAGTGGTGATTTTAACGCTGAATATAGCCAAAACCCAAACGATACAGGTGATAGCACAGGTGGTAAACCAAACAATGTTGCCGTTTATGAAGCTTATAGAAAAGCAGGGTTAAGCCATGAGCAAGCACTGGGTATTACGGCTGAAGTTGGGCGTGAAGGTGATTTTGCAAACAAAAATATTTTTGGCTATCATACCGATGCCGCTAAAGATAAAAATGGTAATAATATTACAAACATTGGTATGTTGTCTTGGAATAGAGAAAGAGCGGATAGACTTAAGGCACATTTAAACACAAAAGGCTTGTTACAAAATGGTAAAATGGTGCAGTCACAAGCGACTATTGACGCTATGGCTGAATTTTCTGTATCTGAAATGAAAGGTGCTTATAAAGGCAAATTAGGCAATTTTTGGGCAAATCCACACGATAATCCAGAGAATTATGCGAAAGAACTTGGTAAAAACTATGTCGGTTGGGCTTATGGTCAAAATAAATTGCGTGGCGGTGCAAGTTTTGACTGGAAGTCGCATGACAATCGCAGACGTGGACATTTAAACAAAACTGCAAGCATGGTTACTGGAAAATCAATCACTTCAAACCAAAAAAACAACAATCAATCCAACAAATTACAACAACTTGCCAGCCAAAGCAATCGTTTTGGTAATAATCGTGTGGTGATTGGTGATAGTATTGGCGTGCAATACAATCAAGTGCATGGCTCAGACAAATCAACGGCGGTCAATGGACAAAACCCTAGCCAAGTGTTAGGGCAAATTCAGTCATTAATCAAGGCAGGAGCGATTAACAAAAACACCCAAGTGGTGTTATCAAGTGGATTGTCTAATGCGATGAATGCTAAAAATTCACTGGATTTGGTTAAACAACAGTTACAAACTTTACAAAAGACAGGGGCAAATGTGCGACTATTGGGCGTTGCGGATAATTTTAACAATAATACAAAATTAGGCTCTCTTACCAACAAAGAATTACAGACCTACGCCCAAGCCTATGGTGCAACGTTTGAAGGCGGTTTTAATTATAATCCAAGCGATAAATACAAAGCCCACCCAGCCAATCGTTATTTTGACGGCAAAGGGTGGAAATCAATAGCTCAGGCAAAAGCCCCCAATGTGTCAGCCGTCAATATCCCAAAACCGCCAAGCATTACCCAAAAACTATCAACCGAAAAAAGCGATAGCATAACCGCTAGCAGTCAAAGCCAAATTCCGCAAAATGTCAGCGATAAAAGTTTGGCGTATGCCATTACAGGCGGTTTGGGTGGTGAGCGGTTTTTAGGTTAAGTTTAAAATATTGGGGTCTTTGTTGATTAAGTTCATCAAAACAATGGCTGTCCCTGTTGGCTTTCTGCGACCTTGCTCCCAGTTTTGCAAGGTTTTAAAACTGATTTTTAATTTGTTGGCAAAATCAATTTGTGAAAGCCCTGTTTTTTTACGAATTTCCTTCACATCTGGTATTTCTACTTCATAAGTAAAAACACGACTAGGGGTGGTTTCGCCTTTGGCGATGCTTAGGGCTTCTTCTAATGAAGCCTTTAAATCATTGAAAAATTCATTATTGCTCATTTTGTATATTCTCTTTAATCGCTGTTGTTAATTTTAATAAGATAGATTTTTCTTCATCGGATAAGGTTGTTTGTTTGGATTTTGGATAGGCAAGAAGCATATAAATACGCCCTTTACTATCCACATAAAAATATATAATCCGCAAACCACCACTTTTGCCACGATTGCCAATGGCAAAGCGTGTTTTTCTAACGCCACCTGTGCCAATAACGATATCACCTTGTTCAGGTTCATTCATTAGACTATCTTGTAATTGTGAATATTCATCATCAGTAATCAAACTTTTGATTTGTTTGGTGAACAAGCTGGTTTCTATAAACTGTAATAGGCGTTTCATCGTCTTTCCTTTTTTTGCTAATTTTATACGCCTTTGGCGTGCTTGTCAATTAGGAACATTGCATAAACTTTCACAAAATCCCCTTTAAACTAGCATTCATTAAAGTTTAAAGGGGATTTTTTTATGTCAAGAAAAACCAAAGCCATAACCTATAACATCAAAGAACGTGGGCGAAAATACAACGGTCAAGACCGCTCCAATGTTGATGTTTTATCCATGGTTGATGCCATTAACTCAAAAGCCGTGCAAGAATTGGTTGCAACGGGCGATTTGTACGGTTATTACGGTCATGAAGTGCGTATGTTACATGGCATGAATCCGCCAGATACCGTGTTTACCGATGACGGACGAGAAATTCGCATTGCCCCTGCTATTCGCACCGTTGAACTCATTGCTGATAAAAACGGTAATGTTACCCACCGTGAAGAGTTTTTAGAAAATGAAACTGGTGAATATGCTTATCAACAATATAAGGCTGGCGTGGGTGGGTTTAGTACCGCCGTGATGTTTAAGCCGTCAGCCAGTGGCATGAGACAGGTGAATGGTTTTTATGGGTTTGATTATGTCAGAAACCCAAATTACCACACCAACAAAGGATTTGGGGCGTTTGACGGCTTGATGTTTGACAGTTTACAAAATCCGACTGATGAACAATTGATGTTAAAAAATGCTTTAGAGCAAAGTCTTATCGCTCAGTACGATAGTATTTATCAGGTCATAAATAGCAAACAAGATATCCAAACCGCCACGCAAATGATTGATTTTTATCAAAAAGAAGCCCTAGCCAGCCAACAGCAGTTAATGGACTATATGAACCGCCAACAACGATTAGCCCAAAAACGACAAAACCGCCAAGAGCAATTATTAGACAGTCTAATTTGTCCGTCTGCTCCTTTTTCGCAATTTTTGGACGAAGTTAAGGCGTTTGATAACATTGGTTTACATCAGATAAATCAAACACCTGATAAACAACTGCCAGAGAAACATATAGATTACAGCGGTTTGTCAAAGATTTTTGGGGGTTATTGATGAACGATAGATACACCAAATCCAGTCTTGAATGTATTCAAATGGCGTGGGCATTATGCTTGCGAGATTTTCGCCAGTGGTGCAAACCTGAAGGTCAGGCGGTTTATCGTTGGAAAACCGCTCCGTTAGAACAGGCGATTTTGGCGTGTCGCTCTAATATGATTGACGATAGCCAAGCCATGTTAAAAGCGTGGGAAGAAAACCAAAATAGCCAAAGTCAAACTCGCTCGGCTTTTATCCCTGTAATGACAACCGCCGTAGCCCCCATTCAAACACCGCCTGAATACGACCAAGTCGTTGGGCGGTCTGCATGGCTTGATGTCATAATCCCGCATGACCCAGAAAACCGAGTCGCACAGCTTAGAGCCATACCGTCTGCTTTGCGTTGTCAAATTGCCTTTTTTTGCCCTGATGTGCATGGGGCAATGATGATTTCTAACCAGTTGTGTGCTTATTTTCGCCATGAAAGCAAGCGTACCTTTGAAGTGGCGTTTGAGTTGGGGTTTGTGGGTGATAAAAAACTCATTGATAATTGGGAATTTCGGGTGCTAGATAATAGCCTTTATCCTGATACCGCTGGTGAATACCAAAATTTAACCATTGTTACGGTGGATTGTACCATTATGGGCGATATTCCGATTATGACAGGGCTTGACGGTGCATGGGATAATGACACGGACACAGGCGAAGTGGGTACACCTGAAAAATGGCAAGACATACCACCTAGCACGGATATTACACCGAAAAAACCAACCAATCCGTTTAAGCCGATTGATTCAGGAGCAACGGTGAATAATCCCTTTAAGCCAGTTACAGGCGAAAAAGCGACAAATACCGAGTTAAATGCAATGGTGATTGAAGCGGATATTTATCCTGATAATCAGCGTATTAAGGCGGATAAACAAAGTAAAGAAATCAGCATTGAAAATTTGCCAAAGGATAAGCCATGAGTGAAAACATTGTTGTGATTGATAGCCGTTGTGCAGGTTATATGGGTGAGCCTGTGCGAATGATTGCGGTAACCATGGCGGATAGCGGTAAAATTTTGGTAGAAAAACAAGCCAATTATCATGAGCCAGTTATCCCAAAAGACAATACCTTGGTGGTAACCGACACACCAAAAGTGTTTTCGCATTGGTCTTTGGCGTTTGATGAAAAAAAACATTTAAAAGAAGTGTTGCAAATATTTTTGGAAGTAAAACGCTCTAATCTTTTGGTGATTAATGATGATATCAGAATGTATAACCCAAGCGATTTTTTACAGACAAAAAAGGTGGGCGAAACAGGTCAGGAATTGGAATTTGACACGTCCATTAATAATGGACACATTGCCATTGTGTTGGCGGTTTGGGGGGCGTATATGGCAAGGCAGGGCTTTATGCTAACCCATGAACAAACCACAGATGACGGCGATGATGATTGGTTAGTACCGTTTAGTGTGTAGGTGTTTTCATGCTAGAAGATTTAAAAACCTTACCTGCATGGTATGAATTTTGTAAACGCTATCGTTATGATATTACACGCTTTGCCGTTGAAGTGCTTAACATGACCGAAGAAGCAGGACAAGCCGTTACTCCACAACAAGAAATGTTATTTACCAGTATTCAAGTACCCGGTAGTAGAACAACGGTGGCGTCTGGTCATGGGACAGGTAAAAGCCGCTCGGCTGGTATTGTCGCCCTGTGGCATTTATTGTGCTTTGATGACAGTATTATGATGTTTACCGCTCCTCAAATCGGACAATTACGTACCGTTGTTTGGAAAGAGATTAGCATTTGTTTGGAGCGATTGCGAAATGGCGTGTGGGGCTGGCTTGCTAATTATATGGCAGTATTTAGCGAAAAAGTATATATCAAAGGCTATGAAAAGACTTGGTTTGTGTTTGCCCAAACCGCCCCAAAACATCAGCCAACCAACATTGCAGGTCAGCATGGCGATAACTACATGGTCTGGGCGGACGAAGCGTGTGGTATTGATAACGCTGTTATGGAAGTGGCAATCGGTGCTTTGACCCATAAAGATAATAAAGCGGTCTTAACCAGTCAGCCCGCTCGTGGCACAGGATTTTTTTATGATACGCATCATAAATTAAGCCATAAAAATGGCGGTAAATGGATTGCGTTAAAATTCAATGGGGAATTATCCCCCATTGTTAGCACCGATAAATTGATTGAAGCCTTATATCAATATGGTGATAGAAATTCACCTGGTTATTTAATCCGTATCCGTGGCGAGTTTCCAGAATTAAAGGGCGAGTTTTTAATCACCCGTTCCGAATTTCAACAAATGCTTGCAATTAAGCAATGTATCAATACCGATGATCGTTTTGGTTATATTATTACGGTGGACGTTGGCGGTGGCGTTGGGCGTGATAGTAGCGTGATTACGCTTGCTAAAATCGTGGATAAGGTTGTCAAAGGGCGTGTAGAGCGTTTTGTGGAAGTACTGGATATTCCGCTTGTGTCAAGCCAAGCCCAGATTAACCAATTAAAAGCCAAAATTTATGATTTACTAGACACCTATCCAGGGGCAATGCTGGTGATTGACCCCATTGGTAGCGGTGCAGGTCTTTGCCAAACGTTAAAAGCAGAAGGCGTGTATTTTACCGAAGTACATTGGGGTGTGTCCTGTTTTAAAAATGCCAATCGCTTGTATTATCTGAACAAACGCTCACACGCCTATGTGAGTTTGGCAAAAGCCATTCAAAAAGGATATTTTTGCCTATCGCAAAAGGTCCAATCGCATTATGGCATCAAAAATCAAATTGAAGAACAAGCGATTAAACTGCCTTATGTGTTTGATGATAAAGCCCGCTGGAAAATGCTATCTAAAAAAGATATGCGAAAACAAGGCATCTCATCACCTGATATTTTAGACACCTTTGCCTTTTGCTTTTTGGAATACGTCAATTATGCCCCTGCCGATAGTGATATGATAGATACTAAGCAAAAAGATAGCCAAGAATGGGATGTTTTAAAAGCAGTTGCCCATGATATATAATCAAAAGATAAGGTGAACGATGACACACATAACGCTACATGCCCCCAAGAATAATTATGAGTCGGTTGGCACACTTAAAATCGGTACAGGCATTCATGCTAAAACACAGATGCTAAATCCAATCGCAAGTTATGAAGCCACCTATGACGCTCACACAAAAACGCTTTACGCCTTTGTCGGTTATGCCGAAGATGTCGGCGTGCATGAAATCGGCGGTTACGACAATATAGGTAATCTTATTTTTATGCTCAGTCACACTGTCGATCAAGTGCATCATCAAGCCCTGTTGCGACTACAAAAAGACACACTATATCTGTTAAAAATCAGTTTGGCGGATAGAATGCCTGTGTTATCGCTTGAAGAATATAAAAATACCGTACTGCCCCATATTAGTAATATCGTTATGGAGCTTGCTAAACAACGTGAAAGCACCCAAAATCCCAGTTATGCCATTATCAGTTAAAGGATAGTTATGTCAAATCCTATTTTATTTAAACTCACAGATGCAGGCAAAAATGCCTTACTTGACGATGCCAACACAGGTCTAACGTTGCGATTAACCCATGTTGGTATCGGACAGGGTAAATACACACCCACGAGCGATAAAATCGCCTTAGATAGCGAAATCAGCCGTCATACGATTACCGCAGGTGGGATTGAGCCTGCTAGCCATACCTTACGATTTAGCACCACACTGTATGCAGACACCGAAACCGAAGTGTGGGAGATTGGGGTGTTTGATGAAAACAATATTTTATTTGCCGTAGCGAGCCGTACCGACAAGCCGTTATTAAAGGTGTATCCTGACGTGGCGTTTGTTGGCTCATTTGGCTTAACGGTTGATGCGTTGGATATCAGCCATGTTCAGGTGGTAGCCGACCCTAACGGAGCTATGGCAGTGGCACTCATGCAACAGCATTTAGCCCATGCTGACCCACACCCACAATATGCGTTGCGTAGTTTGCTTGATGAAGTAAGCAATACGGTGATTAAAAAATTGCAACAACAAGTAGAGCAACTAAAAATCCCAATTGGCGGACTATTTATTACCGAACATCATTATGAAAACAGCCAAGCCATTTATGACGAGCTTGGCTATGGCAACTGGATACGCACCGCCCAAGGCAAGGCAATTGTCGGACAAAATATCAAAGCCACCGACTGGACAGCCCAGCTTGGGGCGACGCACAACTATGCGACAGGCGATGACGTGCGACAAGCTCAAGTGTTTGCGGTGTGGCAACGTGTGCCTGATGACTATTTACCGCCAACTTATCGTGTGTATTGGACATCGGACGAGCAGGGCAATAACCAAACTAGCCAAATCAACGAAGGGCAAAAGGCGTTTTTGTGGGCGGACGTTGCAAATCTCTCCACGCCACAGCCGATCGGGGGTGTGATAAATGGTGATAAGCAAAGTAGCATTAGCATTGCAGGTGGACGTTTTAACTTTCCTGAAAAGATTGACAATGGCAAAACCAAATTGGGCGAGTTTGCTCCAACGGCTATTAGCAAAGACATGACGATTAGCATGGGGATTAGTCTGCCTAATGATGAGCAGGTTTTGGCAGAATTAAGTGTTAAAAATGATGTGGGGAATGATTTCTATGGCGATATTCACATTTCTTTGGACTATCGTGTACAAGGTATGGGGGATGAGATATGGAAAGAACATAGCCAAAAGATAGGTGGTTGGACAACAGTACACCCTATTTTTAGCAAAACAGATGAAAGAAACTTAGCCCAAGCACTTGAATATGATAGTAACAATAAACGTTATTTAGTATTAAAAACTCTGCAAAAAGCATGGGTGGCAGATGAA